TCTAAACCCAGAATCCATTGATAATTTAATAAGCTTCCTATCACATCCAAATACCAATATCTTTACAACATCCTTCTCTTTTACAGTTCTTCTTACACGCATAATCTTGCCATATAATAAACAAACATAAAATATATCTTATCACGGTCATTACGATCCACCCTATGCCCGGTTAGATCCAGAATAACACGACATTTCTCTACTACCGGTATATTATCAACCTGGATTTTTATATACCGGTATTCCATGACCTCCAATTTCTTGGATAGTATATCCCGAATATCTTGCCGACGGAAATACATGTTTATCCCTATGTGGCTGGATGTTAAAAGACATTCGTCTATTATCCCATCAGTATCGAACAACAGCAACTTATCGTCCCTCTCGATAGTATATTCCATATCAAGAATCTTGATGCGTTTACCTCCACCCTTCTTCTTAGCTATTAAAACCTCCGTCATTTCATTCTCTGTCGTAAGGATATAATACGCCTCTTCTTTCGTAATATTATCCCGTAGATAAAGCAGAGCTTCATCTTGTAATTTTGTAATCTCGTCCATGTTATTAGTATTTTATATTACCACGCCAAAGAAAAGAACGGCAGCCGACACCCGCAGCCTACCACGCCGTGACACTGCCGCCCGTTCCCCTTGGTGTTATTCCACCACCATCAACCGGTTTTAAATCCAACATTCCTCTACCTCTATCTCCATATGATCCTCCCAATCACATCTATCAACATCCTCACCATCCTCGAAATAATAGTAAGCCCATACCTGTACGCCTCCTACCTCTATATATCCATCACTCTTCCATTCTATCAACCCATCTTGCCTTACCACGTTGGTAGGCTCAGCCCCTAACGACAGCAGATTATTTACTATACTACCGCCAAATACGTTCCTTGCTTCTTCTTTCGTCATATCACTAACAGATTTTTAATATTACACTAACGCCAAAGGGGAACAGGGGACGGACGACCAGCGGGGCCGACCCCACGCCACTACCGCCCCCCCGTTCTCCCTTGGTTTCCTTCGCATCACCCCATACTAATAAACAATATCTACCCACCAATAACACCATACCCACCATCACTCACAACCGCCTTGCCTTGACGGAAAACTCCTACCACTTGTAAACTTCTATATTTGAGTGGAAGATACCCCCTGCTTGCTTGAAAGACGTTTCCTTGCTCGAAAGGTGTTTTTCTTGTTTTGGAAGGTATTTTTCTTGCTTGAAAGGCGGTTTTCTTGTTTGGTGGTGTTTTTTCTTGTTTGGAAAGGTTTTTCCTTGTTTGGTAAGGTTTTTCCTTGTTTGGTAAGGTTTTTCCTTGTTTGGTAAGGTTTTTCCTTGTTTGGAGGTGTCCCATCACGCAAATCCCAAACCTCCCTCGAAATTCCCACGAAAGCCTAGACCTTCCGCTACTTTGTTCCACGTGGAACGCTGATTCAGTCTAGGATATCGAGGTCTTTGTTCTTGATTGCCTTATATACTTGCCTAATACAATGTATTGATAATAAAGCCAATAAAATAACTATGATTAAAGGCAGGGCGTCGCCTGTAGCTATAACATACCGCCCCAACTCAAACGCCATGTAACCACAAAACAAGGTAAGTACGAAATATATAAATATACCCATAAAAATATACAATAAGTATCCGTAACTTAGAAACAATACCCAAATAATATAATTAATTGAGTATCAACAATATAATATATATCAAGCCTTAGAGCTACCTCTAAGGAAAGATAAGCCCAGATATAGATAAAAAATATACAATAAGTACCGCCTATTATATACCTTTTAGGATCGATTCAAGCGCAAATCCATGCATAAGGGTACAATTCACCCGCCCGTATGGATATAGATATATACAAAATGATACATAATAAAGCATTTTACTTACACATTTTCGATCAAGGCTTAAAATTTACCGCCTCAACACTTTTATGTGTAAGCAAAGCATATGATTATGCTATCATTTTGTAAAATTAGGCACAAAAAAGCCCTTCCGTCCTATATCACTACAGTACAGAAGGGCACAAACTTTAAAATCAAATAAAAACAAACGATCTATTGTCGTAATTTGTTTGCCATATAACCAACACGTTTACGCCTACATTTATCAGAATCTCTACTACAATCTAATTTATTAGACTTGTATAGATCTTTGGTAAGCTCAATATAAAACTCCATTTGAGACTTTCTTACAGCCTCTAAAGCCTTTTCTTTTTGAATAGATAGTTTCCTATTCAAATTATCGAATTTCTTTTTGTACATAATATATTAATTTAATTACACCAATAAGAATACGGCATGGCTATGAAGTCACAAAGCCGCCGTTATCAAAACAGCCAGCCGGACGCACCACACCCGCCCGATTCCCTTTGGTTTTGTCCCTTTGCCCCGAACGAACGAAGCCAAATACGTACATACGTTGCCCGTGATACGTACCGACAAGGCGTATTAAGTACGTCAATTTAACCGCACGAAATACCCTTGTAAGGGTTGTTATTTGCTATCCGTACACATGTTAGGTATTTAAGCAACCCTAACATACGTCGTATTGATACATTAGCACGGAAATAACACCGTAATACACTCAATGCGTGCTACTCTCACAACGCACTAACATACGCCCTATACATGCGTATATACACCAATGTACCCCGTATTATAATACGGCCTATTAAGGATACCTTAACGTACTAACCCGACTTACAATAAGGCCAAAAGGATAACGGTACGTCTCCGGACTGGAAACGCACCCAAATCACATTGTTAAGCGGCGATCTATCTATACATGCTATCGATACCCTACCAACATGTATATCCTTATTGCAATATGTTAAATAACTCGCTATTTTAGTCTGAGTCCAGTTGCGCGACGGGGACGCAATAGCATGCAACCACGACGGGCTATTATAGCCCGCCTAATTATCTATCATTTTTAGGGTGTGTTAAGTAGTAAGTAATACATTTGGCTATCAAATTATATGTGTATCGCTTGATAGGTATAGCTACTTTGACAATACGTTTATCTGATCCGTTAAACACCTCATAGTAAGGCACGCTACACGTGTCGTTGTATGCTATAGGCTCACAATATCCAAAGCGTTTATGCGTATCACCCAACACGGCTATATCGTTCACCTTATCTAATGGCAACTTACTGTTGTTTGCCTGATCTTGCTTGTCGTAGTATTCTCTTTCAATCTCTTTGTAGGCGCAAAAGGTATCATTTACACGTGGTAGTATCTCTTTACACAATTGTATTACTACCTCTTTATCCTTTGCCAAAGCAACCAAAGCAGGTACAACATCTTTGTCTACTTTAATATCGTTATCCTTTAGTATCTCATTTACTTCTTTTCCTGATTTAAATAGCTGACACCACGCTTTGACCGCACCTGTTAACGTCTTTTCACTTGCTTTTTTTACCTCATTTTGCACTTTGTTAAGATCTTTACTTGTCATTAGATTTGCCCTTGCCCTAGGGACTTGTATAGGCATCTAGCACGCCTTGTTTGTTAATATTGTTATCTCACATTGCAAATATAATACATGTTTTATTTTCAAACAAATATTTTACAATAAAAATTCAACGATTATATATAATAAAACTAATCAAATGTAAATGTATATTAAAATATTGGTTTATATCATTGATAATCAACGATTTAAATGCAAAATAAGCATTCTTTTTTTCGGATCGCTGGTTATTTTCCGCTCCCATTTGCTGCCCTTCGTGGATTGGGGGGACGGGGCCAAAAACGGCAGCCCGTCCGGGCCGATTTCGGGGAGGTGGTCCGTCCCGCATATCCCCGCATATCCCTACATGTCCGGCGTCCCAACATATCCCATCTCTCATCCCCTAACGACTTTCTCATTAATTTTATTACATTTGCGATATAATTAAAACATGACATATTATGAATAAAGAAGTTGAATACATGGGGGGGATATTTTAACCCTCAGATAAGGAGGGGGTATGTTTAGGCGCAGGACTTCTTCTCCCGGTAAGATCCACTACCGTGTTAATATAAACAAGAATATGTGTCTTGGCTTTGTAGATATATATATTGATGGGAAGCCATATCAACATGGTTTTAACGGATCTTATCTTGATATATATCGCGATAAGAAGATAAAAACTATAAGCATAAGTGGCCAGATATCATATCTAAATCCGAAAAATGAGTACAATGTTATTTTGGGCATAAGTGGAGGTATTATAGAGGGAACCCTTACGTATCAATATAATTCGGGTATGCATTGCGAGTTGGCTAATAAGGTGATATACGGGAATAGGATAACTAATTTTGTTCCTGTAACGGTGATAAAAGATCCTGGGAAGATCATTAATTTCACTTACAGATCTGAATTACAGACTCAGGTTTTAGATGAAAGTTATGTAAGTTGGGATGGTGATTATATATTAAACGATAATTGTATATTAACTGATCTTTGTTCGGGATGTGAATCTTATGCCTATGGGAAAAGTTCTCATGGTAACTATCGAGTAACGGTAAGGATAGTGTAATCCCAAGGGAAGGAGGGAGACCTCGTCCTTCCGGGCCTCCCCGTCCTACCACCGCCCCTCACGTTCTTTTTGGCTTCTCCATGTATTGTCTTTGACCGGATATCAAAAATTCATATCTTTGGAACAAAACTACAATCATGTTTAGAGACATACTACATAAAATAAAGATCTTCTTCTGCGATGACGATATCGAGAAGATAAATGTAAGGGATAGTACGGTTATCCGCAACAACGAGATACATAAGATGTATGATGAGATACTTAATGAGCTAGGTGATTTGGCCACTGTCGTGTCTAGGAACTACGTGTATGGCAGGATAAAGGACAGGACGGGATTGAGCATCCGTCATATCAGCAGGATAATAAACCATACTAAAGTTGAGGAGATATGATAAAGGACGTAATGGAGAGGGATATGATAAATGAGATATCCACGTTGTTTGTAATGATATTCACGTCAGGGTTGATGTTTGTCATGCCGATATTAGATATAGGGTATAATGATATCCTTGTCATAATAGGATTCGGGATAATACTATCTTTTATGTTAACCATAATCCCGATCTTGCTTTCTTACGATATAAGGGATGAGATCATTGAGTTGATTGAGGATATGGACAGACAGATCGTAGTAGATACTTCGGTATATAAAACGGATCTGCCCTAAGAAATTCCTAGGGCAGGTAATGTGCTATTTTCTTTTAACGTACTTATCTATCATATCTATTGATAGTTTAGCTCCCAGCTCCTCCTCCAACAGGTTAAGGTAGTTCCGGTGCAGGCATCCTCCCCGCTCCACCTCCCTAAAGCCGGCCCCGTCCCGGATCCTGACCAGCCCTTTCTTTGGATCCATGTCGATCAGGTCTCGAAGCTCGTTCATGTTCTTAAACCTGTTTTCTATTATCTTAAATACATCGATCTTAGGTTTCTTATCCTTATCCTTGGACTTTATCTTAACTCTTCCACTCATGTTAATTATCCAGTAATTTTACATGTAATATGATTCATATTATTATTGCCGCAATAAGCGCACATAGATACATAAGGAGAATACACTCTTCCACATATCGGACATCTCCATCCATACATAACAGGATTTGTTTGTTTGTCAATTTCTTTCAAGCCTTCATTAGTAGTGGATGATGTATTTTTGTTTTCCATATCATTCGTTATTTATCTTATCTGTACTTCCAAATCCATTATCCCCTCTATCAGACTTTCCAAGATCTTCTAATGACTTCACTTCTTCCCATACGATACGTTCCCTTCTACGAATAAGAAGTTGTGCTACTTTACCACCGACATTACAATAATAAGGACTATGTCTATCCATTTTTCTGTGAACTATTATAATCTCCCCGCTATATCCTTCATCAATAGTAGCAGGGGCGTTTTGCATAATTAGCTCGCTATTAGTAAAACCACTACGTGGACGGATTTCCATCTCATAATCTTCAGGTAGTGCTACATGTACACCAGTATGATATATGATTCTTCCATTATCAAGTTCTATATCCTTAACGAACAAATCCATACAAGCATCCTGTTTATGAGCGTATTCAGGTAGCTTAGCCCCCTCTTCTAGCCATATCTTGACCTTACACGTATCTATACCATCAAGTAACTCAACTGCCTCTTTATAGCTCATAGGTTGTTCTGAGGCTAATGAAATGGCTCTTGCCAATACATCTTTAATCTTGCTCATCGTATTTTATTTTTAAATTCTTTCCCCTTCGGGCATTGTAATTTACATTCCTCACCACAAGCGGAACAGTTGGGTCTCATTCCGGGCACCCCTCTTCCCCCGTACGGCCAGTAGGCATAATCGCAGACGCTCCAGAACGCCTCCATCGCCCTGATCTTGGCATCGACGGTTATCTTCTCCTTCACCTTTTTCATGCTCTTCCTGAACTCATCTTTCATATCCTTCCCTTCTATCTGTCTGGCTTTACGTCTCTCGTTCCACCAATTGTAGTAGAATTTGTCTGCCATCTTATAAGCTTCGGGGTCAAATTTATCACGATGCAGGATAGGTGCGTCCTTGATCTTTCTCAAATTCCTGCCACAAACATAAGCGAGTCCTGCGTACGGAGGTATGTCCTTAGGATCAACCAACCCATCCGGAACGCAGTAGTAGAAGTAGTTGGGGCGGCCGTACCTGACCCAGTCTCCGGTCTCGTACAGGGCTTGCTTCCGAGCCTCGAACCAGCCTTGCATTACTTGGTGCTTACCCTCTTTCTCGAAATCCTTGTTATAGTCAGCCAACGAGATCTTCACCTCAACCTCATAAGCGTACATAGATCTGGTTATAGCCAGATAATCGGACTCCCAGTTATATACATACAGGTTATTTATCACCCATTTAGGAGATACCAAGAACTTTCTGTTCAGGATATCCAATATCCCTCTTTCAGTGTACTCAGTACCTTTATTTGATTGCCGTGTTCCCATCTCCCTTCAGAGTATTATTCCTTAACCCAACCGCCATTATAGCGTTCGATACCAATCTCCGTAATCCGACCATATCCTTATCATGGAACGAGAAACTGGTTAAGTTATGTGATTCAGTAATCCTATCATAAGACTTTATCATCAACACAGCCACATACTCACCAATCATCTTACCGTTCATAATATCAAGATCAATTATGCCGTGATCTATTAGATCAACCACATCCCATCCTGATGGTAGATACGTTTTTATTTGATTAATGTCCATATCAAATAGTTATTATAAAAAGGAGGGTCGTGCTACCCTCCTATATATTACACACGAAAAATAGAACTGAAAGCGATCTTAAGCACGTAAGATTTTATTAATTCCCGTAGGCTGTCTACCGGTTATCGTTAATTACCGACCTACGGGAATATGTTTAAGAAAACACCATGTGGGGAGTGGGGGAATCGAACCCTTATCCACGCTACGATTAGGAATCGTAAATTCTATCCGTTAAATTAACTCCCCTTTAAGCGTCCTGATCCTCTCGGACAAGGACACTACATAAATCTAAACTCTAAACCTAATGACAAACTCTATTAATCCAACTGTGGACCCGGCCGGACTTGAACCGACAACCTACTGGTTATGAGCCAATTGCTCTTACCAATTGAGCTACGGGACCTAAATATACCCACATCGGCTTTCACAAGAGGATGTGAGCCGGAATTTCTCGAAATTTATATAGTAATATCATGAAACTATTGTCCAACATTCTAGCATATAGCACCAATCCTCGAACGGGAATGTCTCTATACCTGACCTACCCCATTCCGTCCCCCAACTGTTCTGTAGGATGAAGCCGGCCTTGTCCCATCCGGTGAGGATAACGGCATGACCTCCCAAGTTCTGTCCTTGGCCTTGCCAGAATCGATTACCATAATTATAGCAATACAGACCTATAACCAGAGGACCATTCAGCATCAACGCCACCTTAGCCGATACCGGATCTATGATCCTAGCGTAACTGTTTATTTTCTCCCCATCTACGCCTGCGTTCTTGATAGACTTGATAGCGTCACGAAGAACCATCCCGTCTTGATCCTTATCCTCTCTCAGATCATATATATCGTAGGGAGAGATCTTAGCCGGTCTTTTAATAGCCCTTATACTCTTTCTCCAGTTAAGTATCTCAGCTAAGCTTACCGCAGCGCAAATAGGAGAAGATCCTTGATCCACTACGCTGTCAACGTTATTGACCTTATACTCATCAGGGACAGCCTCATGCTGCATGTTCATGATAGCGTCTCTGTCATCCACAGGGGATGGTATATATCCTAACCCGTAACTCATTTTTTATCCTTTTTATGGTAATCAATTATCTTGATATTAAACGTATCGGATCTTTGCCTTACCTGTATAGACCCCCTAGCCTTTCCCTTGGCGTCGTACAGGGCGGTGAAGCTAAAGTTATCGACCCGGCCGTCGTCCAGCGTAAACCGCCACTCCTTCCATTGGCCCATCACGGTACCGGAAGACACTATGGAATCCACCACATAAGATATATCAGTAGTATCATATTCCGTATAGTAGGTTCTTGACGTACTGCATCCGACAACCGCTAAGGTAAATAACGTTAACAAGAAAAACAAGATCTTATTCACTTTTCTTAGATTTTTTACGTTTCTTAGATTTCTTCTTATCCTCCGCCTTATTCTCGACATTTACGTCAATACCGGCATCAGCGACCTCAGAGGCGTTATTTTCAGGTATATCAATATGACCTGAGTTAGGATCCATCTTATCCTCATCAACAACAACCTCATTAGGAACATCGATGTCTAAAATCTCTGCCTCCAGATACTTGATACGATCTGACATAATTTTATTCTGATCCTCAAGTTCCTTATATCTTCTTCTAGCCTCATCGAGTAATTTAGATGATAGTTTATGTTTCTTCTCGATATCCATATAAGCCCGTTTAAGAGTTTCTTTCTCTTTTACCGACTCATTATATAGCTCTCTTGATTTACTAAGCTCATTCCCCATCTTAACTATATGAGAATCCTTGGAATCTATATCCATATCAAGAGAATCGACAAGCGTATCAAGATACTTTATTTTCTCTTCCAATTCCGTTATATTCTTACTGGCATCCTCATAATCCCTTTTTAATCTACTTGAATAGCTAATAGCTTCATCAAGATCCTGTTTTAGAGTATCTATATAACTACTCTTTACTATCTTCAATCCGAACATGTTCATTGCTTTTATAAGTTCTAAAAATATCGGCTTTTATCTTGCCGACTATAATTAACTCAGCTATATGTTTGTCTTTCTCGACTATAGCCATATCCTTACGGACATTAGTGACCCTGATCATGATATTCCCGTTATTAGACGAGACGAACGGTGATCCTACCAAAGTAAGTCCCGTATCTCCGGTAAATGACGGCAGCATCATCAACACCCCTATGGTATTATCCGGGAACGATGCCCATACCCCTGTGTCTATATCAAGGACATCACCCTGTCCTAATGGGAAGGCATTACCCTGCTTGATAGGAATATCCTTACCCAACGAGTTCCATGCTTTCGAGAATCTTACGGAGTTAAGGAAGATCTTCCCCTCTTCCTCCATCACCCCTACCATAGGTTCGCAATTCAATCTAACCTCGTTTTGTTTATCATCCGGCTTCTCCTCAAGCTCATCAAGGTCTCTGGCTGATGTAAACGACTTGCTTTCCAGAAGCTTTTTAATATCCTCAATACTGGCCATTATAATTTGATTATTAAATAAACGATCTTCAATCCTAACTTCAAATCAGATGTCTTCTCGAACATCTCCCTAAGAGGTAAGATAGTAGCGTCAAGATCTGACGCTACCCATTCTCCGTCCTTATAATACATATTCTTTTCCTCGGAATACGCTACACAAGGTCGATGCCCTAAGTTCTTCATAACCGTATCTGCCTTATTTTGGGTAGGCATCGAGACACGGTTCACTTTAGTAGATATATTAAAATTACTTTCTATCATAAATCAAATTCTACATATTTATAATCAACATTATTTATCTCAAATATCTTATCCATAAATATTCTATGTTTCTCTTTAGTATCAAGAAGATTCTCACCATAAAAGAAAAATCTATTTTCATTATCCAATTTTAGATATTCATGAATAAGTTTATGTGCTCTTCTTGATAAAATAAACCCGCTTTTTAAACAATCATAATCCCAATGATGAGCTTCTTTGTATTTTAAATCAAATCCTCTTGATCTTAATGACCTACTTAAACCTTTATATACACAAGATTTTGTTTTATAATTTTTACTATGCTTACTTGCATATCCAAGCCTCTTATACTTTTCTCTTCCTCTTTCCCTTTCTTTCTCTACAAAATCGGGATTTTTGATATTATCATTATATTTATCATGAACATCTTTTTTAGCGCACTCCTTACACTTATTAAAATGTCCATCTTTCATTTGAGGATGCTTATAAAACTCATCTATGGATTTTATTTTACCACATTTGAAGCAAACCTTATCCATATAAATCAGAAAGGAAGATCATTGTCATCTCCAAAAGGAGGATATTGTGGCGGCTGCTGACATCCAAACAAAGGGGCTTGCGCTTGCTGCGGGGCCTGCTGGTATGATGGAGGAGGCGTTTGCGTTATAGCCTCACCAGCGTTGTTTTGGCTTGGAGACTGAACCGGTCTCACGCCATCCGCTTTAATACTTTGGATATATTTATTAAGTACCTGATAAGCGAAAGCGTCTTGGGTCGTATAATCAAACTTCTTATTCCCCATTATATCAGTACTCTCAACCCTGTCAGGCCATCCATTCTGCCCGTTCTTATAATATTGCTGGATAAGCTCGTCCTTACCGTCAGGAGTCTCCCTTGCGTATGAGATAAAGAAATTACCGGGAGCATATTGATCCCCTTTCTTAGCATGAGCAGGATTGATCACCACCTTACGTTTCAGGTCGATATTAGGCAAGTACCTTACCAGTGACTTAACGTAATTATTGATACCTCCTTTTTGAGTCATCAAAGGAACGTTTATAAAGTAATTACCATCCTCATCACTTATCTTTATGGATAAGTATTTGGCATTTATTCCATTGAACTCCACTTCTCGCACATTGATATCAGACAAATAACCTTCGATACCGTTCCAGAATACCCTCCAATAAGAAACGGCCCCGGTCTTCTCGTTTATATGCTCCTCGAAACCTTCCTTTGGTTCTCTTGATGACTGATATAATAATCCGCTACCACTTACTTTAAAGTAATGGTTATTACCACCTGATGAATTTTCTCTAACTCCCATTTTATGTATTTTTAAATATTAAACAATAACTGATGATGACAAGAAATACTCGTTCTTATTATCCTCCCCATAAATCTTATTGAAATGAGATTTATGATCATGCTCGATAACCACCCTATTACATGAGACGCTTTTTATAATACCAAGATATCTTCCACATAATACGTTACATATAATATCTTCACCATGATAAGACAAAGAAGCAAGTCTCTCCTTACATGATTTACCGGAAGACGGGTTCTCTGACATAATACCGCATCCTTTATCGGTAAATATCAACTTGCAATGATCGAACTCATTTACCTTAAGATTGTTTTGGAGGGCTTGGACGAGTAGATCCTTATCAAAGACATAGGTACTTGTTTTGACAAAATGCTCGTCCACGAACCTCCAATTTGGATAATTACCCTCAAAATGGGTCTCATACATATCCATATCAGGCGTAGAAAAATAAGTCTTAGTATCGTCCACTTTTATAGACAACATATCCGATGACTTATTGATATGCTTATCAAGCAATATCGCGGATTCGTTCGATACCGGTATAAACATCTTCTCTACCTTATCCTGATTAGGGACAAAATACCTGTAAATAGTATTTCTATCCGTACTTACTATATTAATATTAATATCATCAATATCAATAACCACATTCTCGATGCATGGATAAAAGTCATCTACCTCCGTATAATCGCTGGCTTTGTTAAGAACCGAAACATAATCGCTCATCTTAACCTTAATTCCTCCATCAAGTATCTTATGTACCTGTGGGAATGTATTGATATCAAAAGCCGGACAACTATACTCACCAGAAGCGTAGTGGATCGTGATCTGATCTTTTCTATCCGAAAGCAGTATCGTAATCTCACAATTCTTCTGTTTTTTCATGAACTTAATAAAAGAGCTTGCCTCTACCAAGAAAGAGAAGTTAGAGTCAGCCTCTACCTCCAATCGCTCTATAACACATACCTTTGCATTTACGGAAGTGATATAAGCCAGATTATTGACAACATCTATCTTAAGATCCTTATAAAGGGAGTTGGGACCGGCATTCTTAACAACCGTCTCCAATTTGCCCAACTTCTCATTTAATGACTTCGACAAGCATCTTATAAGCATAACGAACAACTTTTTATTACATCGCAAATATAATCATAATTATATTAATACAAATACAATAAATACTTAATAGTATTAAAATAGTTTAAACTTACGTCTAATATACTCGGCTATAAGCGTAGCGTCACACATCCCATCTTGTATCTTGGTAGGTTGAACTCCTTTACCTGACCATGGTTTTACGAAAGAAACCAAAGGGAAAAGGCGCATGGCACATCGGATGGAGGTAGCCTTCGTGTCTAACTTCGCCGCCGTATACACCCGATCGGCTGTCGTATGAAGCTCCTTCTGCCAGGTCTTTGGTTGCACCTCCTCGAACATGAACCTAACATCCGGGTGAGATCCGTATCGCTCCATCATCTCCACCATCATAGCGAATAGGGCGTTCGGTTCCCGGCGTCTCCCGCCAAAGGTGAAGTTGCTGGCGGCCGAGCTGTTGTGGATGCTATGGACGTCCTCGACGGCGATCGCCAGCGTCCCGCCTCCCTTTTCTTGGATCTTGTCAGCGGCATCGAGGAAGAAGCTTGATATAGCCCTAAGATCTATATCCCCCTTAACCGATATCCTTGGAGTCATAATTACCTTAATATCCCCGTTCTCCGGGATCATAGACAATCCTCCGGTGTCTATACCCGGATCTATACCTATTGATATATTCATAACTTCAACGTATATAATGAATGGAAATCCTCCGGTCTAAACACCTGTATTGAGTTATCCGGATACATACCTATATAATAACCGTAAAAAGCCCGTAGAATGCCATTTTCTAGCCTTATATCCAATGCCTTTACCTTATTCCCTTCAACCATAACATCAACCTCATCAGTCTTGTTAGATATCTTATCGAACCATTCAGGTATAGGATCAATACCGTACCTGAATGCGTTTACCGTTGATTTTATCGAGATATATGTTCCCATATTAGATAAGATTACAATCGTCTCGTTTAACAACCTTAAAATCGCCATTTCTAAGTAATATCGCTACATCAGATCTCGTATACGTAAGAGGTGTATACGACACCAAATGATAAGAAGCCTGCCCTGTCGCTGGCCGAACTGGTCTTAATACGGCTATGGCTATATCGCCGCCAAGTTCCGTACCACCGGTAACACCCTGTAGGCACATGTATATGAATCCCTCATACTCATATCTCTTTCCGATAAACTCACTCATGGGAATACCTACGAACAGATAGTTCTTTACATCCTCTTTCTTAACCTCGACAGCGTTTTCTACACTGGATGGTATTACGTCTACAAATTTTACTCCTATTGCCATGATTACAAATTCAATTTAGTTCTTAACTCTTGACACAATTCTTGATTATCTCTCATGATACTTAACGTATTATCGACTCCGTTCCCTACACGAACATCCCCGTACCAGTACCATGATCCTTTACGGATAAAGATACCAGTTTCCTCGCATAACTTCAAAAGTTCAAGTTCCTTGTCGAACCCAACTCCATAATACAAGGCCGTCTCGGCTATCTGGAACGGTACGGCTGTCTTATTCTTCAGCACCTTTATCCTAACCTCATGACCTACTGAAGATCCGTCCTCGCCTACTATAACCTTCTTTCTCGCCATCTCCATACGGATAGATGCATAGAACTTAAGGGCGTTACCTCCGGTCGTTACCTTAGGATCTCCGTATATAACACCGATCTTCTCCCGATATTGGTTGATGAATACCAGAACGCAATCGCTTTTGTTCACGATACCAGTAAGGACTCTCATGGCCTTTGACATTAACCTAGCTTGCAATCCCATGTTACTGTCCTCCATATCACCCTCTATCTCCTTCTTCGGCACCAGATTGGCTACAGAATCTACGACAATAAATCCGACCTTCCCGGACTCGACTAACTTGGCTGTAATGTCAATAGCCAGCTCACCGTAGCTTGGTTGGGAGATCAAAAACCGGTTTATATCCAACCCCATTTTCCTAGCGTACTCAATATCGAAAGCATTCTCCACGTCTATTATAGCTACCAGCTTATCTGGATGTTTTTTCTGGAACTCGATCATACTTAACGTACACATCATAGTCTTGCCACAAGACTCCATCCCGACCAGCTCATGAATCCGACCTACCGCCCATCCGCCGCCGAGGGCCTTATCCACCACCAGCGATCCTGTGCTTTCCCTTGGTATGGATATTATAGGCTTATCGTCACCGAAGTTCATTATCGAGCCTTCTCCAAGCTCTTTATTTAAAGATGATACTAATTCATCTACGTCTGAAAAAAGTTCTTTCTTAGCCATTATAATCCGTATTCGTCAAAGTTAAATAAATCCTGTTGCTTCTTTATCATATCCTTTCCGATGTCAGATATCTTTTCCGGATTCAAAACACCCTCATTCTCATCCACCTTATCTATGAAGTCAGATATCTTATCGCTTAGCAGTACCATATCTTCCTTAGGAACTGATTTTAGATAAAGACCGTCTATAGACCTACATCTTGAAAGAGCGGTATATATCTGTCCTATCTCGAAGGCTCTGCTGATGTCTACAAATATATTATCTAAAGTCATTCCCTGGGATTTATGGACAGTTATGGCGTATCCTAACCTCAATGGATATTGTATTATATAGCCGCAAGAAATGCCTTCAAGGGAATCATCTACCTGCTTGTACTTCATCTTCTCCCACTTCTCTTTGGTTATCTCCACCTCAGTATCGTTATCTAGATGAACATATATCGTCTCATCAACAGTATCTATGCTGGTTATGATACCCATCGAGCCATTGACATACCCGTTGCCGTTTCTGGTTATTATGACCTTAGCCCCTACCTTTACTATAAGCTCATCCTCGCAAGGCGCTACAGGCTTCTCCCCGAATACAGTGGCATCGAACTTAAATACCTTATTATTGATCTTATCAAGATTAGTCTTATTTATCTCATAAGCTTCTTTGTTAGTTGAGCATATAATTATAGTATTATCCATATTATCTGGATACTTGACCCTACTATCCAATATCTGTCTTGACTCGTCGGTAATAACCCCACATCTTATATCCTCAAGTACGGAAAGAAGCTGAGGATCTTTTTGACGGAATACGTTCTCGAAGGTAATGACCGAGAATCCTGACGCTCTTAATGCCTTTGATGAGAAAAAGAACCGGCTCTCATAATATTTGTCGATAAAATCATCCGCCGTCACCACAGGAGGTAGTTGTGATAGATCTCCAAACATAATCAACCTAACTCCACCGAAAGGCTCCTTGCTACGCCTACATTGTCTAAGTATGTCAGCCACCTCATCAAGCAAATCAGGTCTTACCATACTGATCTCGTCGATAACGATAGTATCAAGATTCTTGATCTTCTTCTTCATAAACGGACTTACATCCACCTTATTCGACAACATACCTCTCTCGATAGAAGGGATATAAGGATCATTCTTTATAGAGAAGAACGAATGAATGGTCTGTCCACTGGCATTCAACGCCGCTACTCCAGTCGGTGCTACGATAACGCACTTACCCAAGAACTTTACGATACGTCTCATGAACGTACTTTTACCACTACCAGCTCTACCGGTAATGAACAGATTCTCCCTAGTGGTGAAAATCTTCTTCAAGGCACGACCTTGCTCCACGTTTTTATCCACCGTCATAATATGACGAAGGAGGTCGTTTTCATTTCTAAAATCCTCTTGTATCATATCTTTTTAAGTTTATGATACAAAGATACGAATAGTTATAATTAACTAATAAAAATAAATGTGAATAATATGTAAATATTAAATTTTATATCTGATACTCAAATCATCCAGCCTTGCTCATCTCAGCTGATTTTTTACCTAAAAACACGTTTATTATGTAGTCTGTAGATATCAGAATATGCAGCACGCTTCCTTTGTATGATGCCCTTATATGCCCTATAGTTACATTGTTATTGTCTTTCGTGTTAACCACTCCATTGTTCTTCACCACCTCGTCATACAAATCGGATATACTCTTCTTACACATGTCTAAGAACATGCTTATATATCTGTATATAGTGGATTGAGATATCTCTTGCATACCTATGCCTATGAGATTCTTATTCAACTCATTAAGAAGGTATGCTACATTGAACTTAACTGTCTTTCTTTTAGTTACTTTGTATATATGATGTACGTTTCTGGTTCTGGCTCTGAATATTATCTTGGAAAGGATTCTTACCCGATCAAGTTTCCGGCTTTTGTTAGCCATATTCCGTCTTTCGTCTGAGCTTAAATTCTTATCCAGACATTTGTATACGGATCTTTTCTTACCTACGAATATTTCTTTCGTATCCTCATTCTTCTTAGCCTTATACGAGTAGATCATGATATCAGATAAAGCTATTCTTATCTCGCCCTCTGCGTAAGCCTTAAGCGTCTTTAGCTGATAGTCTATATCCTCATGGCAGTTCTCTATAACATGTTTGTAGCAGAAATAAGCTATGCCATCGGATAGGATATCTATAAAATCATCGGTATTGATCTCGATACGGTCACGGTAACCATCTCTCATCCTATTTCTTAAAAATACATGCTTCTGTACATTTATGATAGAAAGATAAGCCGTTACCTGCTTACACTTCTTTTCTATAACCATACCGGAACCTCTTATATTATCTTTCTTGTTCGAGTATTTTACGGCCGTAACCTTCTTCCCGTCCTTATTAGTTACAGGTTTGTAATCTACTGGACAGACAAGTGATCCTGCCGGAAGCCTTAGGCATCCAAGCTCATCTTTTTTTGCTTGTATATCTTTTGGGATATATGCTTCGGTAAGAATCTTATCGAAATTTGATTTCATTTTCTGTAAAAGTGCTATCTTTGTTCCAGACATTTTTTTAAAGTTTTTGCTGCGAATATACAAGTTTCATCAATACGAAACAAGTTATTCGGATGGATGGGTAGCCTGTGAAGGTCGCCCATTTGTTGTTTAATGAGGGTAGGTTATGTCCGTAAAACGTTGAGCGCGTGAACGATGGTTTTTCTCAACCTACTTGTTACGCGCGCGTTAATAGGTATATTTATTAAATATAATTAACTCTATAAACATATACTACTTTCTAATATCTCTATCCGTACACAGAACCTCTCCTGACGTCGAGTTCCTGTGTACTCCACTTAAAGTCTCTATTTAATAAAACATTGCTTTTTACCGCCAAGGTATGGTGCCGTCAGGCAGGATACCGCAGGCTAAACCTGGTAGAAGCCGTATCCTATACCGGAAGCCGGTACCCCGGTAGGGGGATCGGGTGGAGCAGAAGCCAAAGAAGAAAAAGCGAGGTCTTGTGCGGTCGCTCACGCTCCGGCCGTCCGTATCTTCTACGGCAGGCCCCATGCCCCAAGGCCTCCCATTTCCCCTTGGCTTTATATCCCATAGCTTGGGAGGAAGGAATCCAAAGGGAAAAAGGTAAGGTCGTATTCGGTCGCTCACGCTCCGGCAGGCGAATATATCTCTACCGCCGTCCATGTCAATAGCGAACCTCTGGCGGCATTGTCCGGTATGACGTCGGTAGCCTTACCTTGGGTGTCCCAGCGTGTCCCCCACCAACCTTTCCCCTTTGGATGCCTTGGGCTATGTCATGGGACGATAAGAAGCCAAAAAGAAAAAGGAGTGGTCGCATACTGTGAGGCAGGATAAGGCTGTCCTCCGCCGTCTACGTGCGTAGCGTACGTGAACTTCACTGTCCTCGCCATCGTAGCCTGCCGTAGACATACATGGCTTCGTTCGTACTACCCCACTAGCCTTTTCCCTTTGGATTCTCGTAAATACATGCTAGTCAGCATATATTATGTCGATTATGGCAAAATTTCTTGACAACGATATTTTTTTTAAGTAGTTTTGCTGAAAACTAATTTCATATGCCGGAACAGAGAAAAGCCTTCGTATTTGCGTTACCTTACGACACTAGACTGGATATGATCCAGCAGTTCTTAAGGATATACAACGGCTATCTGGATTCTAAGGGTAGAAGCTTGATTACCGAAAGGACGATAAACTTACTTTCTTTCTACATCAACTACGGATACTCGGATGATACCAGGGCTAAGTACATGGATTGTCATGGACAGAAGGAATCTTACGTCGCTGTCCTGAACAACGAGCTTAAACGTGGGGGTTTTCTGGTGGACAAGAAGAACGGGAACTTCCGTACCCGTGAGCTGTCTATTGAGATGAGAAGCTTACGTAACTATTTTATTCTTGACGGGGAGGGTGATGATACCCGTGTAATGGGGTTTGTGTTCAAGAGAAACAAATTGGATATTGATGGGTAGGAATCTTATTTCATTCGATAGGGATATCGTGGATGAGGTGGTAAGAAGATCTGATGGGAAGTTTACCAAACAACAGGTAGAGTGGTGCATGAAAGCATCCGTATCTTACGTCCACCACCTAGCTAGGTATACTGACAATATATCTATCAGAATCCCGTTTATCGGATACGTTATATGCAATCTCCGAGAGATGCGGGTAAGGCGTGATAAGATACGCCGGATATTTGTCAAGGAAGGTAATCGTTATCCGGATGAAAGGATGCCTATTGAGCTTGATTGTCTGGATAAGAAGATTAAGGCGATAGAGGATATGGAGGGGTTGAAGAACGGAGATCCTCTTATACGTGATAACCATGAGGCCATGTATCAATGTCGGTATGGAATGACATGGGAACAATTACAGGATTTTCAACAAAAACAATTTAAGAAATAATATGCAAACAATCGGTAAAGCCCAAGTGATAGCCCAAGCTTGGGAAGACAGTTTATTGGGTAGGATTCCTAAGGATAAGAAAGATTATCCCGAATGGTATAAGAATCGTCTTGAATTATGCAAGAAATGTCCTAAGAACTCTTCTAATATCAGGTTCTTTAAATTGCCGCCTAAGGTATTATTCCATAGATTGATTGGAAGACCGGGATGCTCGTTGTGTGGTTGTTTTATCAAGGAGAAGGCTTGGATGAAGACCGAGGTATGCCCATTGAAGTTCGTGGAAGGAGAGAAAGCTAAATGGAATGCTATGGAGGTGATAACAGCCGATCATAACGATTTTAATATCGAGTGCCCTAACGATTCCTTTGATATAGGACTAACGGATGACGAGAGCGAGTTTTATCTAAATATTTTTGATCAGAAAATAGGTGATAAGATAGAAATCGTGTTATTTATCACCCATAAAGATGGTTTCCATGTCAAGGAGCATCATCTTGGATGTGGATGTATGGGAGACGTGTCATATAACAAACATCCTGACAATGAGAATAGAACTATATTTAGGATGACGTTGGATACCTCAAAATATACGGAAGGTCATTTTGAGAAACATCTATCTCTCATGGGTTATACGAAAGATGATCCTGAACGTAATTTCAAACATTTCCCGTTACGTATTATAGGGGAAGCTTATAAGTAATAGCGATGAGAAGTCCCGTAAGAAGTAAGATAGATGATCGTATCCATGCTCTTATTGTTATGGAAGTCGGTTGCCGTGAGTTACCCGAATATTCGCTGGGTGATATACTTTACTCCGCTTTAAGGAGAGTTGCTAGGGCTAATGGTGGTAATGTACGCTTCTTGCGGGATATTAGTACCAGAGATCTATTGAGGTCTATAGACCAAAGTATTAGTGATGAGATTGAGTTAAATAATAACGATTACAACGCGTAATGGAAGAGGATAAGGATATTAAGAAAGAGATCAGGGATTATCTTAAAGAAGAAGCAGATACTCATATAAGACATTGGATGGCTATAAAACGTGAGAGCAAGCGTCTTTATAGTGAGATTGAGGATAGAACCAAGAAGATAGCCCTTAAATCATCATCGTTGATAAAGGAGGAGGATTTCGTCTCTCTTCATGAGATGACTCATAAGATACAGATGTTGAATATAGAGGCTGTAAAAGTCAATTCTAGGTTGATGTTCATAATCCAGTTGGCTACCAGCTTCGGTATGGATCTGGATTTAGATACGACATATGCGTCCACCGCCAAGAGCATTATAGAAGACAGAACGTCTGGATTCGTGTTTTATGATGACAAGGAACGTCTGAGATATGCTGATAAGGAGCTTGAGGATATGTTCCATGACATGAGCGTGACGGAAGTAAGTAAGATCGGGGTTGTTCAATCTTATGAGCTTCTTATGAAACAGTATAACGAGTTTAAGGAAATGAAAGCTAATGCCACAGGGAAGACGAAAGCCGACGAGTAAGGATGTTGATCGGGTTAATGACAATCTTGAGGTCATATCCAAGGCCGTGGATGACGCCAAGACGTATATCGCCAAGCATCCATGGGATAAGGAGAAGCCTGAGGATATGGCTAGGGCGTTCGATTTCATATCCAAGCTGATCGATAAGATCAACGTATGGAATGACTCGTATATGGAGAAGAGTGGGATCATGGATGTATACAGGAGTGTCAGCAATGTCCAGAAGAAGGAACGTAAGGGACAGGTTTCCGGTGGTATAGAATCCGTATTAAAAAATATGCGATCATGAGTTTAAGCACGAGTCCAGAATTTTATGTAAACATGAAGAATCCCCCTATATGGAACGATCTGTTCGGATGGGAGGATCAGGATGATGATGTTAAGCAGTTCTTCACGGAGGAGGCTTATAAGGTCAAGAACGGGGTGACTATCAACGGTACGTTCATCCCGCCATGGCTTTATTGGCATGTTAATTTCTTTCCCGTATTTCAAGATCTTCCAAATGGGGAGCGTGTTCCTGCTATCAGCCGGTTACGTGATAATGAATGGTTTTTCGCTGAGATGTACCAACGTGCCCGTCAGGAGAAGAAAGGGCTGGGGATGTTCGGTACCCGTCGTTTTGGAAAGGCCCTTCTGGACTCGGAGCTGATATATACTCCTTATGGACCTAAGAAGATAGGGTTCGCTGATATCGGTGATATCATATATGGCGATGATGGTAAGCTTACGACTGTAGTAGGCGTATATCCTCAAGGGTTCGTTGATATGTATAAGGTTACGTTTGAGGACGGGCGCAGTATAGTATGTTGCGGTCAACATCAGTGGAAGGTTAAATATCATGGTGATTATAAAGTCATGAGCACTATGGGTATCATCCACTCTGACTTCCAGAAGATGACCATAGACATAGGGGAGGCCGTGGATTTCCCCGAGCGGCGGTGGCTGATGTCGCCCCAGCTCCTTGGGTCTCTGACCGCCTCTTTCCTTTGTGGATCTACCGACAGGATCTTCGAGTTAAGCAATAAGGAGATGGATGATATTATTTATTCATCCAAAAAACAGAAAGAGTTGTTTATAAGCTCATTCATGAAGATAGCTTGCGGCATAAGTACTGGTGACGATCGTTTTAAGGTCGTTTACAAAAGTGAGTATATTATATCCTTCGTAAGAAGAATATTCTGGTCTATGGGATATTATTGCGTCATGGATGGTGATGATATGTATATATCTAAGACCCATAACAGGCTTAGGATATCCGATATAGATTATTACGGGAAGTATAAAGCTACTTGTATTGAGGTCGATAACAAGTCCCATCAGTTCCTTACCACTAATTTTGTCGTATCCCATAATACGACTATCATGTCATCCCTTCTTCAGATGAACGCTACCATGACGATCGGGCTTAGTCATTCCGTGGTAGGTTTCAGCGATAGCGATTTATCTAATATAGGTGAGTATTGTGAGTATGGGCTTGATCATGTGCATCCTTTTTTCAGAATTAACAGGACCAAGACCGATTGGAGTTCTGGTGTCACCTTAGGCAAGCGTATGTCCAACGGGGTTCGTGATGTTCATGCCATAATATCCATAGCCAATATCAACATGGGTAGGAAGACATCCACACAGAAGGCTGCCGGTCTGACCCCAGCCACGGCTATTTTCGACGAGGTAGGTAAGGGACCTATCAAGAAGCCGTACACTGCCGCCATGCCGTCCTACGACACTCCTTATGGCTGGCGTCTCAGTCCGATCTTGGCTGGTACCGGTGGTGAGGTGGAATTATCCAAGGACGCTCAGGAGATGTTCTCTGATCCTGATACATACAATCTTCTGGTCATGGACTGGGATATTTTAAATCGGAGAGCCATGAAAGGGAAAACATGGAAAGAACGGAAATGGGCGATGTTTGTTCCTGGTCAGATGGCTAACTCCGGTGTCAAGAGAACTATAGGTCTGGGTGATTATTTGGGGAAACCTGATGATAAGAAGCTTAATAAGATCAAGATTGACGCCACGGATTTCGAGGCTAGTACCAATAAGCTTAACGAGGAACGGAAGAAGCTATCTACGAAAGATAGGGTAGCTTATACCTCTCATACCATGTTCTATCCATTTACGATCGACGACTGTTTTTTAAGCTCATCCCAGAACCTATTCCCGGTTGAGTACGCTATCAAGCATAAGAATGATCTTCTTGAGTCAGGTCAATATAGCGGCATGCTGTGTGATGTTTTCCTTGAATCTGGAAATAAACTTGGCACTACTAAGTCGAATAAGCAACTGGCTGGTTTTCCGTTTAGCGGTGGTGTTATTGACGCTCCTGTCCAGATATTTGAGATGCCTCAATCCAATAGGTTTGATGATTTTATTTATGTGGCAGGATGTATGCCTCCTGGGGAAGTTGTTCTTACGGATAGCGGATGGAAGAAGGTAGAAGACGTAAGGATGGGAGATAGGCTAGTTTGTATGGATGGAGGCTATCATGATATAGAGTGTATCATGATTCTTGATAAGGAGGATTATGATGTATATACATTCAAGCTTAGTAATACGTTCAGAGAATTGACATTTACGAAAGAACATCCGTTATGGGTGTCGAAGGGTGTATCTAGGCATGGATATGCCATAGATGAGGGTAAATTTGAGTTCGAGTTCGTGGAGGCACGAGATGTTAGAGAGGGATATTGGACGGCCATCCCTAATGTATATAGGAAAGAGATAAGAAACGATGATAAATGCTTCCATGGATTATATGATAATATCGATTTTTGGTGGATGATCGGTTTATGGATTGGAGATGGATGTCTTGATGACTACCATGTGATATTCTCCGTAAACAAGACTGAGAAGGATATAGTAAACAGGCTTGATCGTATATTTACGGATATTATTCCTTGCGCCCATAGTTATAGCGATGGAGACGGATGTTACCGTTATAGTGCGAACAATGTGGATTTGATGGAATGGATAAGATCTAATCTAGGATCAGGCAGCCTTGGGAAATGGATGCCAGAGTGGATAAAATATATGCCACAATCGAATAAATGGGCGCTCGTGCATGGTTATCTGGATTCGGATGGATCCATTATCAGGGATAAGAGAGGGTATTACACGATGGAGTTTGTAAGCGTAAACCTTGGTCTTATGGAATGTTTTCAGCATATCCTTTTCTCGCTTGGAGTAGTATCAGGTATATCAAAGATGAGGGAATCTAGGGTGATGAGTATAGCCGGAAGGGATGTGAATACGCATGATACTTATCATCTTCGTCTTGGGAACATGGATACAATGCTGGCGAAGGATTCTATCCTTAAGTATGATATATCATCCTTTAAGCTGGAAAAGATAATCAATGGGATAAGAAGGAGAAGAAAGAATACAGGCTGCTTTATATCGAAAGATGGTGATAAGATATACTTGAAGATAAAGAGGATAACGGATAAAAAATATACAGGTCAAGTATACAATTTTACTGATGATTGTCATAACTATATGTGTATGAATATGTTAGTATCAAATTGTGACCCCTACAAACAGGCCAAGTCTGATACCCCTTCATTAGGAGCTTTTTATGTATTCAAAAGGCGTGTTGGTATTCGAGATCCTTATGCCTATAGAATAGTGGCTTCATACGTATCCCGCCCATCATCCATAGATCAGTTTTGCCGTACATGCGAGGTGCTTCAGAAGGGATATGGTGCTATATGTCTTATGGAGAACGCTGACCAGATGTATGAGCAGTATCTTAATCGGAAGAGTGGTATGCCGGCATCTTTCTTCTTATTCGCTGGCGAGGCTATAGCCAATAAGTACGTGAAGGCCGGCTCCCGGCAGAACAGCAAGCTGGGGCTATACCCTACCCCCGGCAACCAGAACCTGCTCTTCTCCTGCGTGGTGGATTACTGCTGGCAGGATTTCGTTATTGGTTATGATGATAGTACCGGTCTTGATATAACGGTTAAAGGTATTGAGTTGATTGATGATATAGCCCTACTGGATGAGATAATACAGTACAAGCCCGGATTGAACGTCGATAGGATAATAGCGTTCGGGCATGCGTTGGTTCTCGCCAGATATTTTGACGATAACAATTACATGCCTAAATCGAAGATCGAGGAGATGAATAATGCCCGCAAGGAAGACGCTTATAAACACCATGAGGTATATGCATCTGCATTTGGATCGGTATCTATAGGAGCTTTTAGGTAAATGAATGTCAATTAAACGCCTATCTTTGTTGTAAATAAAATTGAATAATCATGGAAGTGTTTAATAGAGATCATTCGTTTCCAGCAAAAGGAGCGTTATTAGGATTACCTCCTCAGGCTATTTCCACGAAGAAAAAGAACAGGAAATGGAAGGAGGATTGTATGGACGCTCTTGAGACGATAGGGTTGAAACAGTATGATCGCAACCAGATGTACCGTGACTATTATCTGATGGCGGATGGTAAGTTATCTTTTATGGAGATGGCGGATGTTATCCCTCAGTTAAGGGACGTGCAGAAGTTAAGGAGCGATATAAGGATACCTTCTTTCTTGAAGCATTATGATATAATAGGTGGTATCGTAAATGCCTTTGAGGGATGGCTGACAAACCTACAGGATAAGTATACGGTTAACGAGGTAGGGGATATGGCTATAAGTGAGTATGAGGATACGATGTCAAACTTACTTCATCGTCATATACAAGAACAGTGGGATATTATCGTTAATCAGCGTCTTGTGGAGGCCGGTCTTGATCCTACATACAATGAGTTTAATTCCGAGGAGGAACGTCAGGCTTATGTTCAGCAAATCCAACAGGCCAAGGCGTCTATGACCCCTGATGATATCCAGAGGTTCATGAGTACAAGATGGAAGACGCAGGCGGCGGTATGGGGGGATCATACGATCGAGGCTGACCGTAGCCGGTTTTATATGGATGAGCTTGACAGGGAGAATTTCCGGGATCGTCTTCTTAGCGGAAAGATGTTCCGGAATCATTTCGTTGGCTTCGACTACTATCGTCCGGAGGTATGGAGTCCGAGGGAGGTTTTCCATCCTGATGTGAAATACCCGCAATATGGGTCTTATGTGGGTCGTCTTCATTATTACGAGGGTGTTGAGTTGATATCAAAATACGGTCATAAGATGACGGCAAAGGACAAGCGTCGTATTATGGGCGGTGACGATGATTATGAGGGATGGGTATCTAATGACGGTACTAGGTATGACTGGAAGAAAAAGAAGCCGTCTATTACCGGTATGTATGAGAATGAGGTTATTCCATGGAAAGGATACCATGACTATGAGTCTATAGTTGCCGCTGAGGACTATTATGGTGTTCCGATGGGCGAGTACCACACCTTCGGGCCGGACGGGGAGGAACACACCCAGCCCCGCTTCTTGCCCCGCTTCCATCCATTTGGCTATTTTAACTCTGACATGTCCAATGGCAAGAGATATGAGATAGATTCCCGCCTTTTTAGGGTTATGGAGGGATATTGGGTATCCATGAAACCGGTATTCTTAATAACTTACATGACGGAGACTGGGATGGTGGATCAGGAGCTTGTTACCGATGAGCTGCTCCCGGAGTTCTTGGAGAAGAACGGTATCAAGAAAGTGAAGAGGGTTATGGCCGAAGCCGTTGGTGATCCTGAGGTGAACACCTATATCTTGGAGTATGTTCCTGAGGTTAGGTTTGGAGTTAAGATCACCGGAGGTAATTTAATGGATAAGCCTATATATATTGGTGGGGATCCAATACCTCATCAGATACATGGTGACAGCAGTCTGTATGATTATGTCATTCCGGTTTCGGGATTTATAGGGGCCAGTCTCGCTGATCGCATACAACCGTTCCAGATGATGTATAACCTTGCTATGAATCAGCTATACAATAACGCCGAGAAGGAGATCGGTAAGTTTTTCTTAGGTGACTTGGGATTCCTGCCTACTGAATATAAGGATATGATGGACAAGAAGGGCGCTTTGGCTACCTTCATGCAGATCGTGAAGTCCGTCTCGTTTATGGGCGTAGGTGGCAATGATACGAATAATCCTTACCAGAATCCGCAGATGAGTAGCATATATAACCAGTTTGGTGTATATGATCTTACTAATACGGATCAGATAAAATCCCGTATGGAAATGGCGTCTTACGCCTATATGATGGCTTATAGGATGATAGGAATATCCGAGCAGGCAATGGGTCAGTCAACTAGATACGAGAGTTCTACGGGCGTAAAACAGGGGGTTAACGCTACTATGCTACAGACCCAGACTTACTTTAATGATTTCGATGACTTCAAGAAACGGACATTGGATATTCATCTAGCCGTGGCTCAAGTATGTCAGAAGGAAGGATACGATTGGACCGTGATGTACAGGAACAGCGATCTTTCCTTGGCTTACATCAGTCTTACGGATAATAGCTTGTCGTTACGTCATCTTAATGTTATGGCTGTCTCTAATTCCAAGAAACGTCTGGAATTGGAGAATTTGAAACAATATATATTACAGACAAATACGTTAGGTAATGACTTACTTGATATCACTAGGATGATGAGCGCCAACTCAACGGCTGAGATGAATCAGATCGGAAGGGACGCTAGATCTTACGCCGATCGTGTAAGGCAGGAAGAATACCAGAATCAACAGCGACTTGTCCAGCAGCAAGCAGAAGCCGATCAACAGGCTCGTAATGATGAGCATGAGAAGGATAAGGAGCTGGCTTATATCAAGGGCAACTTCGACTTACGGGGTAAGAGCATAATGGCCGCCGGTCAAGCGGCTAGGACCGAGAACAACTCTGAAGGCATGGATTATGTCGAGGCTATGGCTGATAGGGCTTTAAGGGAAAGAGATCTTGATATCAAGGAAGAGGAGATGAGAACCAGACAGGCTAACGCCGAGGCTGAGCGAAGATCTCGTGAGGATATAGAGAAAAGAAAGTTGGAATTAAAAGAAAAGGAGATAGATGTTAGGAACAAACGTTCTGATACAGATAGGTTTACGTCGATAATAAACAAGAATTGATTACAAGTTTTGTAAATATTTTTACAAAATCTGTAATCATTTTGGCGTAAAATTCTGTCATATACTATAATGGGTTTGATTTAATTGGTAATTGGATTAATAATACTTTTGTAAAAAGGCAAAAAAGGAAATTGTATGAATGACATGGGTGATTTCGCTAAGGGTTTTAAGACCATGAGTGTCGAGGAACTTTTTTACCGTGGTGACGGTGATGGCGATAAGAATAATATCGAGGGTAAATATGATAAGGATGGTAATCCTATAGGTGATACCAAGGAAGAGCCTGCCGACGGCGGAGCGGCTGACGGTGGCGGGGATAAGGGCGGCGACGCTACCAACCCAGACCCGGATTCCCTTGGCGAAGGCGGTACTGATGATAATAACGTGGTATCAGGTTTTAACGGGAAATCTTTCTTGGAGAAGATGGCTGCCAGAGGTATCATAGACAGTATCGAGAACCTAGATATTATGGTAGATGATAAACCGGTTGATCTTTCTACTATCACGAAAGAGGATGATTTACTCGATATAGTGGAGGGATTGATCAAGGATAAGGCTGATGAGTTGTTGAAAGACAAGGTTGATACCGGCTCGATGTCTGATTTCATGAAGAAGATGATAGAGGTGGATAAGGCCGGTGGTAACGTTGGCCAACTATTAAGCCAATATCAGAGTATTCAGGCTCCGTTGGATAACCTTGATATGAGTAATAAAAATGATCAGCTTGCGGTTATCCAGCATTATTATAAGATGTTGGGTATGCCGGAAGACGAGATAAAGGATAATATGGAAATGATGATTGGCAAAGGCGATGAGTTTATCGAGTCCAAGGCCAATAAGTTCCATGATATCCTTAAAAAGGAGATGGATAACCTTATCGAGGAGGAGAAAAAGAAGTCCGAGAAAAGGAGACAGGAGTTAGTTGAGCAGATGAAGATCTATAAGAAAGGTCTAAAGACATCTATAAGCTCAGGATTCCAGTTGACTGACACGATGATAGGTAAGGCTGTTGATTTCGTTACAAAGCCGATAGACAATCAAGGTCATACGGCTATAGATAAAGCCTATTCCGAGGCTATCAAGAATCCGGATATGGCCGCTGATTTGGCCTTGTTCTTGATGAATAAGGACGAGTTCCTTAAACAGAAAACCAACAAGGCTAAGATGGAGGTTAATAAGAAGACCATCACTCTTCTTTCTGGCAATAAGGGAGGAAAGCAGAATAAGACTAATATCGATAACGATACTATAGAAGCTAACTTCCTTGATCTGAGTGGATCAAAGAGTGTATAACGTTTAAATATATTGAAAATGAATCCGTTTCTTACAAAAAGTTTCCCGGCTACCGTGAATGGCGATAACGTTATTGCCTTTACCGATGCCAAGAACTATAAGACTTCGCTCGTAGAGCATAACTTAGGCTCATTGGCGAGCTGGTATTATGAGGATCCTGATAAGAATCATCTGGGTCTTTTGAATCTGTTCTCTAATATCGCTAATTACCCTGTACCGATGTATATGGGTATGATCAATAACGGCGCTACGATCTCCGTTAACGGTATTGGAGCCTCTTTCCGTTATGATTTACCTGTTACAAAAACATTCGCTGTCGTTACGGCAGAGGATACATCAGGTCACCACCTGAAACCTGGTATTGATGGTAGCTTGTTTGATATCGTTTTGAACACATCTGAGTTTACGGCTTATGATGTTATTACCTACGATGCTGCTAACGGTTGTAATATCCTTATCTCAGGTGAGATCCCGTCTAAGACAGAAGGTGACTTGACACGTTATTGGTGTCGTGTTATTGGTGGTAAGGCTAAATACTTCCCCAAAGAGAAATTACGTCCGGGTATCCGCTACTGGAAGATCGGTCATGCTCTTGGTGAGTACAGCACTCAGTTCTCTAAAGTATCTGGAGCTGACAAGGCCGGTTCTATGACTTGTGAGTTCCGTTTAGGGAACCACCGTGGTGTTGAGGGCGAGACAACTATGTACGCTGGTATGAAGTCCATGCAGGCCGCTCAGAATAGCACTTCAGAGTTCGTGGAGACCGCTCTTCGTCGTATGAATGCTATGAGAAGCGAGTATGAGGGCAATATTCCTGATTTGGCTATTATCGGTAAGACTGTTAATGGTAGACTTGATTTGCGTACGGCTAAGGTAGCGTCCACGCTGGAGGTATTCTGTATGGCTGAGTTGGTTAAGCTGGAAGCTAGACAGTTGATGTGGCAAGAAGGTGGTATTATCATGGATCAAAATGGTCCTATCCATTTGAATGAGGGTATCTACCGTCAGCTTCGCCGTGGTTACACTATCTACTATAGCCGTCCGATGGGTATTACTAAGGACACGCTTATGGCTGCCGCATCTTATATTTTCCGTGGACGTCAGGATCTTCCTATTACGGAACGTAAGATTAAGTTCAAGGTAGGAGCTATGGCTATGATCAATTTAGAGAAGTTGATCAGGGAATCGTTCTTCACTACCTTGCAGAACTTAAGCTGGGGTATGGGAAGCGATAGGATGTTGCCTTCTAACCCTATCTCTGGTACTAATGACGCCATGATCTTAGGTCCGGTACAGGTTAAGGGCGCTTTTCTTCCCGGCATCGGAAATGTAGAGTTCGAGCACGATCCTTCTTTGGATTACGCTGACATGACAGATCGTAGCGAGTTAGTGAATGGCATGTATCCTAGATCCTCTTATTCTTGTATTATTGAGAATATCACTGACGCTGGATCGACTAACGCGTATTCCGCTATTCCTAATACGGCTAACGCTAAGTTAGGTAATATGAATAACAACGTATTCTATATCAAGCCAGAAGGTGTAAGTATGTGGTGGGGCTATGAGTACGGTCGTTGGGCGCACAAAGCCAACGGAAATGAGATCGTATCATCCTTGCCGGGCATGAAAGAACAATTCTGGTGCCACTCCGCTTCCGCAGCATGGGTTATGGATAACAGTAAGTTCTTGATTATCGAGCTTCAACCGAACTACTTCGGCTAAGTTTTTTCATATATGTAATTTGGTTTTTAGAGGGGAGGATATTCCTCTCCTCTTTTTTTAGGAAAGTAACGCAAAAAATAAGGAAATGAAAGAGATTTTAAAATCAAAGGAGGTATTGGTCGAGGTAAACGGCTTCAATATCATGTCAGATACCTTATATGAGGTTGTAGGCAAACACGATGGAAGTGCTCCTCAGGCCTTTCAAGACGCTAATATAGCTAAAGCTCCGTTCCCGGAGAACGCCACTCACGTATGTTGCCCTTGGGATGATTTCTCCAAGGCCTATAACACCGGTTTTTATCCAAGATCAAGATGCTATAATGGTCTTGACAAGAATGAGATCGATAAGCTCGTCAAACAGCGGGTAGATAATATCATGAAGCCTTTCGAGGAAATGTCGCAGATGGATCTATCTCAAACCAATTTAGAATTTTGGGATGACGCTAAAGATAAGATCTTCATGGGTAAGGTTTATAATACGGCTAATACCGTAGATCTATTTTATTTATATCTGGCTGTATTTTCCGGCATGTTGACTCCTCAGGAAATGGATGGCGATCCTGTCTTCATGAACTCCATGTTCTGTTTCGTGGAGAAAGACAATATGAAGGATTTCGTTCAGCAGCGTGAGATCAATAAGATGAACATCAGCTATAAGTTTATCAGCGCTCTTAAGAAAGGCGGCGACGATCGTCAGGCTGTCATCGATCTTCTTCTTTACATCGGTATCGTAACTCGCCCGGATTTCACGGAGGATGAGTATTATACAGGATCTCTATCAAACTGGATGAATGAGAAGAAGACCAATGTCGATTATCTGCTTGATATCTGGGATCGGTCATTGGAAGGTGATTTCAAGGAAGTTCTTGAGTTTTACCGTATCGTAAACGTCCTTCAACGAAATGGTCGTATCAATATGACTCCATCCGGATTACAATATAATGGCCAGATCATAGGACCTGACGTTCGGACATCCGCTGAGTTCTTGGCTACCAAGAAAGACTTTATTAACATAAAGGCTAATGTATTGGATGAGTATGAGGAGATCATATCTATGTCTAATATCGATGATAAGTCCAAGACCAAGAAGGTTAAGGATATTAAGAAGAAGGATGACGTAGAGGAAGGTGATAAGGTTAAGGAGGAATAACGATGACAATCCAAGAAGCATATTTAAGGTCTTTGCAGAAGAACGAGCAGAATCTGGCCAATGGCGGGATTAAGCTGGATCCGGGAAGGTTCGTGCTGTTGTTCAACGAGGCCCAAGACCGGTTAGTTAAGTACTATCTAAATAGGAAGGATGACGAGACTATACGCTCCATCCAAAACCTTCTTGTTTATTGGATGTCGTTGGATAATGCGGGTAGGATGGATGACCCTGAGTCTACGTCCTTTAACTTACCTGACGACTATCTATGGTTTTCTAACATAAAAGGCGTTTTCTCGTACAAAGGATGTGAGGCCGCTGATTTCGTTATGTGGGAGGCTAAGAACGAGAATATCCATGAGCTTCTTGGAGACGAGAATAACCGCCCTTCTTACGACTATCGGGAGACATTCTATTCCATAGGGAACGGGAAGGTCGTGGTCTACGAGTCAGGCTTCCGTACCGAGGAGGTTAAGATGACGTACTACCGCCGTCCTGTCAGGGTAGACCTATCGGGGTATATCAACGCCGCCGGTATCCAATCCACGGACATCGACCCGGAGCTGCCCGATTATCTTGTGGAGGAGATTCTGAATATGGTCACCAAGCAATTCAACCTTAACGAGAATGAATTGTATAGATATAGAATGGATAAGGATAATGTGGCTTCTTTTAAATAAACAACGTTAGTTTGATAGAAAGACCTGCCTAGAAATAGGCGGGTCTTTTTTTTATTTCATGGTATGTGTGTTTTTGCTTTTTTTATTCCTATATTTGCATAATATTTAATTGTGTAAAATATTATGATATGATTTCAAGTAGTAAAATTTTATTCGGTGTACCTATTAGATGTGATGAAGAAACATCATTTATGTCTTTGACTGACTTGCAAGAGGCTTATTTAAGAAAGAGGATCGTAGAAGGATGGAGTGATAAGAGGATAGAGGGAATTTTATCCAATAGGAATAGTTCTGAGCGTATATATTATGTTATAAAAGACAAGTATATAAGAGGTATATCTTTATCAAGTTTTATTAATGACGTAAACAATACCTCTCTTGTCAAGACATTAAAATCGCTTGGGGTGTATAAATCTACCGGTAGAGGATCGAATAGGTTGGTTATGTGTGCTAAAGAGATATGGATGATGGTCGCCATGGAATTACATCCATCTATATATAATGAATGTATAAAAATGTTTGGAAGATCAGATATAAGCAATGACGCTATTATATATATAAGGGGAGGAAACGAGTATAGTGATATGTATAGGTATCTGTCTTCATTTTTTAGCTCCGATGATATTGAGAGAATAATTTTTGCTATAAATAAGACTGTTACCGGTGAATGTGATAAGTTTTTATACACCAAGCAAGAATCGGAAAGGATTGTTTGTATTCAAAAGGATATATGTAAGTTTATAAAAATGGGTATATTCGAATCTGTCGATGATATAATTGATATATTGGTAAATGATGTAGATGATGATCATGATTGTAATATATTCACCTATTTGGCTGTCGATGGTTTAAGTAAGGATATTAAAATAGGTAAGACGTTTAATGTAAAGAAGAGAGAGAGGGATTTAAGATGCGCTAATCCAAGGTTAAGTATCATAGCTTGTGTAAAAGGTGATATAGAGAGATGTTTGCATGATAAGTTTTCCGACAAGAGGATTTCAGGAGAGTGGTTTTCATTGTCATCTAATGATGTTGATAATATTATAAATGAATATGGATTTGTTTTAATAGAGTAGCTTTACAAAAAATGTAATCCGCATTAATATATATACACTCATGACCGTACTTTATTGTCGTAAACTCGTTTATTGTTATGTTTGCGTTAGGTAAATGATTTTTAAACTAAAATATTAATTATATGTTGCACAGACCGCAAGATCGGGTACTTTTCGTATCCCCACACGCTAAGATGGTGGATGTTGATTCCATCTTCTTGAAGGAAGGACAGATCGGTATTTACGATACTAAAGATACTTCCGAGAACGGTTGTAAGGCCGTGATTGATTTTACCGGTAAGCCTCGTAACGACAAGCGTTATGAGATCCGTATCGGTCGTAATGAACAAGCGGCTTCCCGCTCTATATATGATAAGGATTTTTCCACGCCGTTATTCTCCTTGAACGAGATCACGGAGATCTACGCTTCTTGGCCGAAGAAAGATCATGCTTATGTCGATGATGTTATCTTAGGATACAATGGTGTTTCTGATGACACGGCATTCTCCGTATCCAAGGGAGACCGTATCGCTATCCGCTTGGTTCTCGCTGGTCGTGCCTTTGAGCTTCTTGGCTATGAGGAGGGTCGTGTTGAGATCAATGACGCCATTCTTTTGGATGATTGTGATAATACGCCAAATCAATGCGAGGAGTGTGATCCTTGCGAGGAGGTTGATTTGTTGCCCGCCGTCCTGAAATGTATCGAGAGGATGAAGAACCAGCCTATTGCTGGTGGTGGAAAGGTATCTGATTATATCGATATTACTCCTGTTACAAGATGCACCAATGAGGCTACGGAGCCTGAGACGGAAGATGTCAACTTCTATTGTATGGAGGTATGTGATACTGGTGATGATCTGGCCTTGGCTGAGGTTCGCGCCCAATATCCGGGGTTGAAGATCGTACGAGAGACTATTGAGGGTAGCATGTCACGTTATAAGGTTATGAAGAAAGGGGCTAAACCTGCTGACTATACCCAACGTCTTATCTCTATCATGAAAGGATGTACGGATTGTCCTCCTAACTATACCGAGGTTAAGGGTGGTTATCTGTATTCTATCTCCCTGGAGGATGACGGTGTTGATATGTCTACTACGGTGGAGTCATTACCTAACGTGGTTACCGATACGGTTAATAAGATGAGTCAGATCAAGGGATCAGGTTTGTATATTGCCGCTACTTCAAAGAAATTGACGGATGAGGAGATCTCTACTTTCGTGGAGGCCAATCCTACGGCTATTATCTACTATGTGGCTAAGACATCCGATATGTGCGAGAACCCTACGGTTCGTACCGCTTCTTGGTCAGCTTGTGGTTCTTGCAAGGTATCCACCGAGAAGTATTATATCACGATCCCGGATGATGAGTGTGGAAACAGTGCTTTGGAGGAAATCAAACAGGCTTTCCCGGAACTGGAGATTACTGACTATGGTACTCCTGCGGCTTGCCAGCATAGCTTCCAGACAACGGTATATACTAACATGTTGTGTGATGAGTGCGACAAGGTGTTTGAGGGATTCTTTACCAGCGAGGCTCCGGCGTCCTACCGCAACCGGATGTGGAAGAAATTGGAGTCGGCTCAGGAGCTTGGTACTAACTGCAAGTGCGGTATCCGTTTCCGTGGCAAGGAAATGTTGTTATCTCCATCAGAGTGCTTGATGGATAAAATGACTTATATCGAGGATAGTGTTGAGATCGTTGGTGCTAGCGGCGGTTATCCTGATTCTCTTGACGAGGGGTCTCCTATCTGGTGGGATCAACTTCATTTCGAGAGACTGTCTAGCAAAGCTCCGCGTACTCATGTCGGCGGTAATATGATGGATGACGAGTTGAAGGGCTACGCTCATTTCAACGGTTTCCCGAAACATCAGGATTTCATGGGGCGGACGTTCATGAACGAATATAGTCGTGTAGAGCAAACGGCTCAGTACGTTGACTTCCAGATTACGCTCAATCCTCATAGATACGCTCAGGGATTCGGAAAGGTTATCGCTGATGATCCTATCAACTTGATCTTACGTGTACGTTACGGCGCTCATGAGGGCGTTCAGGAGATGATTAACATGATCGGTGCTGCCGCTGGTCTTGGCCCGGCCATCGTAACTGAGCCGAAATAAAGAACCTTTTTTGCGTTCATATATTTCCTAAAGGGGAGAGATTCAATTCTCTTCCTTTTTTTGTTATCTTTGAGGCAGTAGAATTAAAATATGATATTATGTCTGCGATAAATGAGTATTTAAAGAGACTGGCCTCTATATTCGGAAGCATGGGTTTCTCCGTTCCGCCAGATGACTTCTCAGGTGTTGTCATAGACGGAAAGACGTATCCGGTCATGATGAGGAATGACGGGTGTTACGTGTACTTCGATGATAAAGGAGTAAAGAGACTTGTAAGCGAGGTTCCTAAAAAGGACTATCAGTTCATTAACATCAAGGACGCCCGTGTGTCGATCGTCAACCAATGTTATCGTACTCCGGGAGGTCAGGTAGAGGCTCGTATCCATACCTATATGAATAATAAGGGTGAGATATTGGCCGAGAAGATATTTATCATCAACTCTTCAGATGTTGATACGCCTATTGGTACGGAATTGGATAAGATTCCTGCCGAGTGGGTAGCTATAGATTGTAGCATAGCGGAGATGACCGATCGGGAGTTGATATTCGTAAGTAAATGTTACGCCACGGAAGGGGGCAAGGTCCAGATCGAGGGCGTTGAGTCAGTAGACCCACGCCTGAACCCGGAGGTATCCCATTATGAGGTGGTGAATACGACTGACGATAGCAATCCTATCGGTACGGAGTATGATAAGATACCCGATACATGGAGTCGTATAGTATGTGATTTCCCGGATATGACCCAAAGGGAGATAATACCGGTGCTTAAATGCTTTGATACCGGGACCGGAAGGGTACAGATAGAGGGGTATAAGATATTTGATTACGAGATGGGTACCAGAAAGGAATGGTATCGCGTCAAGCAAAGTACCGATCCTGAGAATCCGGTAGGTAAGTTTATCACCAGCATAAGCGATGACTGGGTTGAGGTCGTTTGTGACTTCACGGATATGGAGGACCGGGATATTGAGGTAACTGTAGAATGTTATAAGACACCGGCCGGTAAGGTGAAGCTGGAGGTTCTCACGTCATGGGACGGGAATATAGGAGTTAGGGATAAGAGCTATAAAGTCCTGGAGACTACCGATCCGTCACAACCTGAGGGCGCCAGCTTCAGTTCCTTGCCAGATACGTGGGTAAGGACTGTCTGTGATTTCGACGATATGGAGGAGCGTGACATCCGGTCTTATGTCGAGTGTTATGACGGAGGCAATGGCAATGTCAAGCTTCGTAGGCTGGTTTCTTATGACTCCAAGATAAAGGCAAGATACGTCCGCTTCGAGGTGCTTGAATCGGATGACGCCGGCTTCGTTCCGGGGGCCGAACTAGCTACCCTCCCGGACGGATTCTCTTTGGTGTCTTGTGATTTTACGGATATGGAAGATAGGATGCCTATTGATATCGAGGAGTGTTACAAGACATCAGCCGGAAGCGTGCGTATGAGACATGTGGTGTCTTATGACGGTGATCTTGGGAAAAGAAACCAGTTCTGGGAGATTGTGGACTCGTCTGATAATAGGTATGGGCTAGGAAATAGGATAAATAATATCCCTGCGGATTTTATCCGTGAAAGGTGTGCTCTAGAAAGGTTGGATGATCGTATTACCAGAAATGCGATAGAATGTTACTCGACACCGGGAGGATCGGTAAGGATTAAATCCACTTACGTTATCAACCCTTTAAATCATGTTAGGTCGTATAATCATCATGTATTGAGTTCTACAGACAATGATATCCATGTTGGTACTCAATATACCTCTTTGCCATCTAATTTCGCCCGTATCGAGTGCGAGGAGCCAGATTATATGGATCGACTTATCGATACCACGGAGACTTGTTATGATACCGGAAAGGGTACGGTGAAGATCAGGAGACAGGAGTCGTTGAACGGAAATCTGGATGTAAAGACTTTCGACTATAAGATCGTTGAGTCTACCGACCCCGATCATCCTATCAATACTACCCCTACGCAGACGGTTATTAACGGCTGGACGGTTATCAGTTGTGATCTTAATATCATGGACGTGGATGATTGTTATGAGATCGGTGGTCATAAGATACATTTGAAGGGATTCAGGACAGTCAATCCGGCATTGCAGGATATTAAGTCTATATTGTATGTCGTGTACTCTGATCATCCTGATTATAATGTAGGTGATGAGCTTACGTCTATACCGGATGGGGCTAAGGTGACGATCTGCGATTACGCGGATAAGAGCCAAAGACATATGGTTCCGGTGCGAGAGTGCTATGAGGTGGCCGATGGCCGGTTCTATGTGGAGGGGAGCCGGTTGATTGATAACAATATGGTCGTAGAGCGGACGTCGTTGATGGTGATGGAGTCATCCTCTCCTACCTACCCGGTGGGGACTACGCTGACCGCCATTCCTGTTGGCGCTACTATCGTGGCTTGTTTATGTCAAACCTGTTAATATCAAGGCTATGGTTAAGGTATGTAATGATTATTATATGATTGACGCCCTAGCCGGCGGTGAGGTCATAAGGAAAAGGAAATATCGTCGTGAGAATACGATGATCGGATATAAGTGGTATGATTATAATGGGGTCGAGGTAACTGACCCCATTGAGATATCACGTCTTGACGGATTGGCTACTAAGCATCAACGTGTTGATGAGGCTTATGATGATTATGCCATTTTCATGTCGTCAACAAACTACGTTAACAGCGTTTCCGGTATACCTATGGATAAGCATATGGTTGTCGTTGAATGGAGACCGGATAGCGAGCAAGGTTTTGTCACCATGGCTCATAATGAGGGTCTTGACGGGGACAGCTATTATATAGTTGTTATCAATGCCGGAGATAAGCAGGCTACGATCTACACCCCCGTGGATCCTGAGGATCCAAAGGATGGGACTTCCCGTGCGGTTGATGGCGATAACGTTTCTGTTGGCGGATCATATGTCTCTATATCCCCCAAGCAAGTAGAGAGGATAAGGGTTACTTTCCGTGATGGTAAATGGTATTATGAGTTAGTCACAAAAACATATCCTAGTAATACCGGAGGCATTAAGATCGGGGATGTTGATTTTGTGACGTTCAGATATTTATGGGAATCAAGTTCCGGAAGGGACTTGGACACGATGACGGAAGCCCTTAATTCTAATGTTCCCACCATAGATAATCTTGCTGTAGGTTGGTCTGGTCCCGGAAATGGAGATAGCTCTGTTAGAGAAGTTCTTAAATGGGGTGGTGATAATACCGGTTCTGGTAAGGAATGTGTTTGGATGTCGGTGAAGGATTTAAGGGCTAAATATTATGATATCCTACCTGAAGAGACGTATTTCATGGCCTACGCTACATGGTTTGGATCTAAAGGTACGGGTAAATGTTCTTTTGAACTTGTTGGATACAAGGGAGGTACGATGAGCCAAGATGGATATAATTTCATCAATACCGGTGGATCTGTGGTGTATCAAAATACGTATGATTTTGTTTGTCATACCAGTAAGGGTTCATCTACGTATAAGACATCCTACGAGAAGGTGGCTCGTGTTACCTACAATAAGCTCACTAACGAGGTTTATATGTCCATCGGTGACGCTATAGATCAGGAGGATAATTATGATAAGTTAGAGCGAGAGATCAATAATATAAAGGAAAGACTTAGCGATGTCGAGAGCGAGTTGGCTGTCGTAAGACGTATAGCTGAGGGCAAGAACACGGCGTATATCTTTGATACGGTCGATGCCATGAATGAGTGGCTGGCGGTCCCGGAGAACACGGCTAAGCTCCGTGTGGGGGACAGCTTCTGGATCAGGGAGCAGGAGGTACCTGATTATTGGTGGGATGGAACTCAGGCTTTAGAGCAGGAAGGTCCGAAGGTTGATTTATCCCCTTATTATACGAAAGACGAGATTAATAATATTGTCAATGATATCAATCAGAAGATAGAGGATAAGAGTACGTCTATTATCTTCGATACTTATATCCAGATGAAGTCTTTCGTGGATGATCCAACTAACGCCGATAAGCTTAAGGAAGGTACCATCTTGTTGATACGAGAGAAGAACGTACCTGATTATTATTACGATGGTGCTGGGATAGTTAAGATGGAGGCCGATGTAGAGCAATGTCTTTACGTTACTTTGGCTAACAAGCCTACGGAAAGCACTATAAGTTATACTCAAGATCGGGAGGTGACTAATTTCGCTCCGGGTGCTATAGCTAGATGGGTTGACGCTGACGGCAATAACGTTTTTTATAAACTTGTAGAGGTAGTAGGTGGTAAGGCTAAGTGGATTACGTTGATTGATACAAGATATGGTAATGTTACGTTGCAAAGCACTTATGACAAGAACTATGAGATCGTGAATATCGTATCTGGATCACGTTTACAAGCTATAAATAGCGATAAGGATGAGATCAAGTTCGTTAATAGCGCTACCGGTAATGTTACTGTCGTGTTTAACGCTACGGTATCAGGAGGAGCCAAGAAACTTACGAGCCTGTTGGCCGTGAATGAGGTGGTCCTTACGCCTGGGGCGGCGGCGTCCTTCACCCGTACCGGCGAGACCTTCACCCTCTCCGATCTTTTTGGCGTTACGATCTTCCCGGATCTGGCTGATTCCAACCGTGAGGGAGAATGGGTGATGAGCGTAGGCGTAACCGGAAAACCGATCCTTATGGAGGTAAAGGAGATGAGGAAATGGGATGAGAGTATTGTCAGGGAACTTACTATTGATGAGCTTAACGAGAAGTTCCCTAACGTGGATATCGGATTCGCTGTCGTATGTAAGACCATCAACAAAGTATATGAGATGGTTAATGGATATAAGGAATGGGTGTCTTATGATATAACCTCAATAAATTAATGGTATGGCTTTTTTGGCAGGATACGACACGGTAGCGTCCTATGTCACGTTTATAGTGAATGAGGACAGGTTCCCTTGTTATGATGGTAAGGGTGCTGATTATATACCCGATCCGATAATATCAGCGGATGCTTTTAATCGCAGTCTTAGGTTCTCGACAAGAAAGCCAGGATTCGTGGACGTTGATTGGGGAGACGGGACAAAGGATCAATATCCTTTAGTTAAGGTATCTGATGGTAGTTATAGGATTATATTCAGGTCTCTTGACATTGAGTATAAGAAGAATCCGGATGATACCGTATGGTGGTATAAGAAAGAGGATGGCTCACAATACATACCGGTTCCCCCACATAAGTATAGCGATATCAGGCGTAGGGAGGTTACGATGAGGTTCTCTAACTTAATTGATGGGGAATTTAATATGGATGGTATTGTCCTTCATGAGTTCCCTATAACTAATCTTCCTGATATAACTTATTTTGCTGTGGTTAGATCCGTTTTAAAAAATGGAGATATTCCATATGACAGGATAAGCAAGAGCGTTAATCTTCGTAATATACAGATGGGAACTTTTTCTCATTCTGGTGTATGGAGTAATTGGCCAGAAGGTTTTTTGAACATGAAAAACCTGAGGTATTTCGGATGCAATAGCGTTTTTAATTTCGGGGATGATCCTGATTCTAATTGGAGAAGGTTCTCTGAATGGAAGAATCTTACCGAGTTTAATTTCAATTGGTGTAACATCCCTTCTTATGATCCGGCTTTTAATTCTATTCCGGCTGTGGGTATAAATATTATAAGCGATAGGAATAATATACCTGTATTTGATGAGGTGGATAAGGTGGGGGATGATAAGGCAGGCGTTGATTTTATGGGTAATGGTAGCTCATGGGAACAAGATCTGGTAGGAGGGAAGTTGAACAAGATTCAGCGGGCATATTGTTCTTCAAGTACGGTGCCGGTAGACGATCTTCCGGATTACTTGTATGAGATAAGGGAATTTAGGGTATGGAATTTGCGTGATGGTGGTAGATTTATAAATACGCAGGAGAGGGCTGATACGTTCGTTAACACGTTTTATGATAAGATGATGTCCTGGGATTATATAACGATGTCACAGATGGCTTCTGACGGTAACAGGAATCAGTTTTATAAACTTACCTTAGATTTATATGCTGCCGTAGCTCCTACTAATAAGAGACCGTCTGGCGTTTATCAGGCTCCTGATGGGTTTGTCAAGGGGGTTAGTAATGGTAATCCTACGACGCCTATGGAGAAGGTGTATGTACTTACCAACAACTATGGGCAGACGTGGATCTTGGCACCTGCCCCGGCTTCTAAGGCTGCCCTTACGAGGGCACGGCGGGCGGGGAAGACCAGGATCACCCCGTTCGTTCTTGGCGTAAAGGATGGCCATGTATCCGTGTTTAGCGGAGACGTGTTAGATGAAAGCATGTCCAAGTACAGTTTTGCCGATAAATACGAGGCTATAGATATATGTAGTAATCTAGGGCTTGATAGTTCACCTGTTGTCGAGTATTTTAGAAGAATAGAGGAGGGAGAGATATGAAGTTGATATATAAGGATACGAATAAAGGGTCTATAACCTTTTTTACTAAAGGCAAATATGCTTTTAGGGGCGTTGACAGGAATGATACTACTGATGACGTGCCTGATCCTATATTGGATGTTAATAATTACAATGAGAGTATACAGTTTTATTCCAAGACCCCCGGCATGTGCGAGGTCGATTGGGGTGACGGGAATAAAGAGCAATTTCCTTTCGTGAAGGATAGGAGCGAATCCATATACGGGCGATATAGGTTGATGTTCAGGAGAAGGGATATAAGTTATCGTAAGAATCCGGATAGCCATCCATGGTGGTTTTATAAGGAAGATGGGAGTGAGTATATCCCTGCGCCTAATCATGCTTACGCTGATGGGCTAGATAAAGAGCGGGTCATTACCATGACTTTTACGAATGATATTACATACGTTCAAACAGCAAGGATAATGATGGTAGGATTTCCGATATTAGACGCCCCAAGTATTATCAACTTAATCTTATCCATTACCGGCGATGGGAATATAACCGATATTCCTAAAGATAGGATACGTAGATCGGTAAATATAGAGTATATAACACTTAACGAATTAGGTGTAGGGACATTGACATCCATACCAGACGATTGGGATAGGCTCACTAAGTTAAAAGGCATTAATCTAAGTCGAACGGCTGATTTTAATGATACGGAGTCTTCTAATATAAGGAAATTCCCCTCTATGTGGCCTAATCTTGTAACATTATCTTTGGCAGGTTGCAGGGTTAGGGTATATCCAAGGGAATGGCTGTCTTTTAGCAAGCTAAAAGAATTATATATATCCCCGGGAGTGGCTATGCCATCGTTTGATCCTAATACATGCCCGGCTATGGATGAGGTGGATAAGATAAATCCTAGCTTAAGGACCTTCGATCATATAAACAGATGGTATGGGTCTGTCGTGAGCTGGCATCCGTATATGATCGGCAAGGGGCTGGAAAATATCACTAGCCTTACTGCCTCATATGGCTATAGTAATATAGATGTAAGTAATCTACCGGATTATATATATGAGATGAGATCTATGAGTAGTTTTTATATGCATATCTCCTTGTCAACCCAAAGTCGATGTGATACGTTTATATCAACATTATATGAGAAGGTGATGGGGTTTGATTATCTCACTATGTCTTCCTCTGCTTCCGATGGCAAAAGGAATCAGTTTTATGGATTGTATCTAAGTATGTATTTGGCTGCCAAACCTGTTGATAAAAGGCCTAGTGGCGTATTACAGGCACCTTCTGGTTTTATAAAGGGTCAGTCTAATGGCTCTCCATCGACTCCTATGGAGATGGTTTATGTGCTTATGAATAATTATGGATGGAGGTTTAGTATGGCGCCAGAGGCTTCGGTGTTAAGGTCAATACGATCTTCTGATATTGACACGAGGTCATATAAGCCATATAGGCTTATCGTATTTGACGATGGGCGTACCTTTGTAGGCAATGGAGATGTTTTAGCTCATGATACGGATAAGGTATTATCGTTTGGGGGTCAACCAGAAGGGGAGTATTTATGTGATTCTATGGGATTGGACAGGAATGTTATTGTAGAATATTTTAATAAGATAGGTAATGGCTAAGACATTATATAAATATGAGGCTTCATCAAATAAGTTCGTGTGGTTCACTACATGGGATAGGGCACTTAGAAATTATTATACCGATGATTATAATTATGTACCTGATCCTGTCGTTAATAATCCTTATAATACGTTTGTCGAGTTTAGATCCAGAAAGCCCGGTATGGCTAATGTGGATTGGGGGGATGGAATAAAGGAGCAGTTTCCTATGACCAAGGTCCAAGGGCAGGATGATTATCGTATCATATTCCGTTCTTTGGCAATACAACACAGGAAAAATCCCAATACTACGTGGTGGTTCAGGAAGGAGGATGGATCGCAATACGTACCTGTGGATAATCATGCTTACGCTGATGGGAGGAGGGACGTACAACGGGCTGTGTCGATAGATTTTACTTGTGATATTTATTATGCCAATATCCAAGTTTGCAAGATGACATCTTTCCCGATTGTGGATATACCAGGACTTGAGTTTTTGGTCGTATCCCATACGCTGTATGTTAATGACGGTATACCTGTAGACAAGTTGTCAAGATCCAAAAAGTTAATTTATATCGATCTTCAAAATATAGGGCAAAGAACGACCGTAATTCCTGAGGCTATAACCAGTAAGACAGAGGTATATTATTTAAATATGTTTAATATGCTTGATCTTAGGGATATAGAATCTAGCGGGATAAGGAATATAAAGAATATGAAAAATCTTAAAACCCTTGACTTGTCTTCATGTTATTTGGATAGGTATATAAAGGAGTTTAATGATCTTCCTAAATTAACTTCGTTGAAAATACATCCTGGCCCTTCTGATATGTGGAATTATTTTGATATAAATACCCTTCCTTTTTTCGAGGTAGATAAGATAAATCCTAACATTACTAATTTTGATTTTTTAAATGACTGGGTAAGTGGAGAAGTGAGGACGGGTTGGAATGATGATAATATGTCGGGTAGAGGATTGGATCATCTTACAGGTTTTTTCGTCTATCATAGTAATAGTATTAGAGTGGATAAGCTGCCAGATTATATTTATGAGATGAGGTCTATTACATGGTTTGTGATGAATTATTCCACTCATAGCCAAAAAAGATCAGATGATTTCGTAAACTCCTTCTACGACCTTGTTGTAGGATGGGATCAGATTACCATGGCATCCGTGGCCAAAGATGGGGAAAGAAATCAGTTTTATGGACTTGCGGTTTCTATGTATGGTAGTCAATATCCTGACGAGAATCAGCGTCCTTCCGGCACGGAGCAGACCCCAGAGGGATTCGTGAAAGGCTCATCCAACGGGTTTCCCGCTACACCTATGGAGAAGATATATGTGCTAAAAAATAACTACGCCCAGAGATGGACGATAAAACCGGCTTAATATGGATAGAAATGATATCATAAAAGAACTTGGATTGTATTTTGATATAGTAGAATTGGTATGTCCTCATACGTACAATAAGTGGAAGGACAGATCGTGGCAGTTTCTTGATACAGCGTTTCTCCATAATCTTCTTATATTACGGAGGGATATAATTAAACAGCCTATGTATTGTAATAATTGGGACAAGCAGGGGCAGTTTTCCCAACGTGGTCTTAGATGCAACATCTGCCAGATAGTTAAGGATAAGAAAGATGTTTATCTATCCGCTCATGTGTTGGGTAAGGCTGGGGATTTTGACATCAAGTCAATGACGGCGGAACAGGCCAGAGGCTTGATTTTGGATCATCAAGATATGTTACCATATCCTTTCCGGCTTGAAGGGAAGGTGGGTTGGTTACATTTTGACAGCCTTGATACGAGGAACGGTATACACGCCGTGGTGTTTTAGGTACTTAACGGTATAGTGGTTAACTTTGCGTATATGGTATAAAATGAAAGACAAAGACATGATAGAGCGAGTGGGGGCTTTATGGAATATAGCGCTTGCGTATGGTGCCTCTTGCTGGGCTTACTTCCAGCCAGTGCATCATTTATTGACCGTATTACTTATAGTATTAATAGCGAATTTTTTGGCTAGGTTAGCGCAAAGCGTAAGGGGCTGGAAGCTCCGTAGAAGCCGTAGGAGGAGGTTTAGTTTCAAGAGATGGCTTAGGGAGGTCAGGTTCACTGATATTCTTAAGGAGTTCGCTTTGTCTTGTTTTATAGTAATGACATTATGTGTTATATATAAGACGTTATACCCGATCGAGGAGGAGGCTAGCATGATACTTACCGTTACCAAATATGGGGTGTATATAGCCCTTGTTGGATATGTGATGCTTTTCCTGAATACGATAGGGGATGCTTTCGCTGACGCTTATCTGGTTAAGGTGTTCAAGGCTGTATTCAAGAGGATAAACGTATTCAAGATGTTTGGCTTCTCTAAAAACATACCTGACGAGATGTTTGACGATATAAAGAAGATTGCTGATGATAAGGTTAAGGATAAGTCTTAAGGCTGTTTTTTGTTTAGGTCTGTCGCTGTCCCTGTCCTCTTGCGGAAGCAGGAGGCAGGTTAGCGAAACGTCTATTGATAGCCGGTTGATCAGCAGGATAGAGACGATGATAGATGAGGTCGTGGATCGGAAGATCGTAGAGATCAAGACATCTGATCTTAATGCCGATATTGTTATAACGGAGAGAGAGTTCGATACGGACAAGGATGTTGATCCTACCACGGGGGAACGGCCGGTGTCCTCGCAGACAGATACCCATATCGTCATTGGCCGGCGGGACAGCACGGTGACGGCTGATTCCCTTGGCATTGATAAGACGATTACCGGTGTTAAGGATATTGACAAGAAGACAGACATCAAGCATAAGGACGTAGATGATAAGAAAGAATCAAAATGGCCAATAGCTGTCACATCAATTAGCGTGTTGTTGATATTATTGGGCTTAATATATTTACTAAAAAAGATGAAGGTTTTATGAGACGAAGAATGATTGAATATACTAGGGGGGGGGGGATTGACGATCATACTAGATTCTTAATGAGATTCAATGGTAATTTTAAGGTAGAGGGGAATCCTACTCCCTCTGGCGACCTCTTTATAGCCAATAATGGCAATCTTATCACCGATGGCTCAATACAATGTGTCCAATATAACGAAAAGGATCCTTTTCTTTATACTATCATAAACACCAAAGAATCGTTATTGCCTGAGCTATTTTATGACGGTCATCCATTTACTATAGACTTTTGGTATAAGTCAACCAATCTTGTTACAAGTTGTTTGGTTGAGCATGAATATCCTAATGGTATTTTTTATTTTGGTGTAGTTTTAACAGGTACTGGTTTTTATTTTTTATTTCAAGCTCAACAAGCTGGTTGGCATGTTGATAGAGTTGAGGCAAACAAATGGTATCATATAGCTATAGTCAGAAGCAGTAATGAATATGACATATTAAGATGTTTTGTTAATGGTATACTTATTATTAATACGAAAACCAATAATACGCTTTCCCTTAGGTCTTATAACCTAGGTATTAATACACGAGGTGATGGTATGGATAACGGAAATTTTATGATGGACGATTTCAGGATAAGTGATATAGCTAGATGGGAGTCAGATTTTGAACCTCCAAAAAGAAAGGGATTATGATCTACCATAATCCCCTACATTCATCCTTACCCACGTATCAACCAAAACCAAAATGAGGTCAGTCCCGGATTCGAACCGGGGTATATGGTTTTGCAGACCACCGACTAAACCACTCATCCAACCGACCGTGACGCGAATATAAAGATTTTATTTGACCAGATAACTTAATTGACCATCTTTTTAACTAACAACTTTCCTTAAAGCCAAATAGTTCTTATTTAACTTCTGGAACCGTAGAGATAATTATATAGACAAGTATTGTTTTTAGGTGACTCTTGCTGGAAGCCAATAAACAAGGTGGCGGCGTCATGGCGTGGGGCTGGTGGCTGCCTTCCATGGCCGGCCAGGAGCGGAGCGACTCACGACCAACCCTGCCGATTCCCTTTGGCACTTCACGCTTTAGCGCAGAAAAGAAGTAAACATATAGGATCATTATGTTTAAAGATAGTAGTCATCTGCCAAATAAGATCGAATGTAAGGATATAGTAAATATCTCAATAATACAATCATAAAGAGTCTTGAGTGGGATTATTAAGATCTTTATCTGCCAACATACTACTCATTTTTAAATTAATGTTTTTTGGATGTCTACTTTAGATAATAAAAGGCGTTAGCTAACATCATTTCATTAATAGGGTTATTAATTAGAAATTGGTAAGAATTAAATAAAGGAATGCTTTATAATGAGATTTGCTTCAGAAAGAGGCGAAGCTTCTTATTACACATGTCACAAAATGGACAACTGTGTTTCAGCAAGTTATGTTATTAATGAAATAATAATGGTGATATATGGGAAAATTAATTCATCTTATTCTTTTAAAGGTCTTATATTTTGCTTATATTTGAAGTGGACAAAATATGAACAATATGAATTTCGACTTGAATTATATAAGGAAATGCTCTTCTATGATAAAGGAATTTCCGGTGTATACCGAGGCTGAGAAGAAGCAGGTAGATGAGGGGCGTACTTGCATTAAGCTATCTAAAGGTCAGCCTATATATCCGCGTAATTTCAAGAAACGTAGAGATACTTTCGCTGGCGCTGATTATACCACGGCTAATCCTAGGAACATCAGTCCTGATGATATTTATATACCTCCCTACTTTAGGCTTAAGATTATTATGGCTATTATCATCAACTTTGATAGAGCTATAGTGTTTAATAGGATATCTGATAAAGATTTTAAGCTAGGTATGACGTACCGGTTTATCTATGAGTATGTAGGATCGTTTAAGTGTTTTGAGAAGGCTTATAAGATGATATCGATGGTAGTTGATAGCGAGTTGTCGATCATGAGATCAATCGGTGATTATAATTATAAGTGGAATATTCGCAAGGTTTATCCATCATGCTTTGTAGGCAAGGCTAAGTTCAGGTATATTGGCGGCGAGGACAATGCACCTGTATGTTCAAAGGGGAGGGCTAATAAAGCTAGAAGAGCCGCTGTTGACTACAAAGTTATGATTATGGTGAATATCATAAATACCAGATCTGCGAGTAAGATAAGGAAGATGATTGACTCTGATGGTAGTCTTAAAAACAATGGTAAAAGGTTTGACGGTAGGAATGATAAAGTTCTTTTCAGTATATTCAATAGTCATTTGATTCACGAGGGGTTTAAGGAAGTTAAAACCTCGTCCTTATATAAGTACTTGAAAGAGGCCTTAGATTTTTTAGGTGTAAGTCTATTAGAGTTAAGATCTATTGCTGATAGAGCTATTTCTGACATAGAGGATGGCAAGGAAGGATATGAGCCTGGCCTATGCTCTTATGATGACTGTTTTGATATTAATTCTTTTGTGGAGGATTCGTGATGAGTAGCTTTAGTATCATAAGAGGTGGAGATATGTCCATCGTATTTAACCACGATAATAATATGTTTAATATCCAAGAGCTATCGGATTCCATTGGATGTAAGAATATACTGTCATCTGTCGTAAAAGATCCTTTGAATGGGTCGATGTATGTTATTAAAGAGATATCCGATCAGAAGTGGGGAGATATAGTGGCTTTGGTCAGATTCGGATGTTTGTTGAATAAGTCTCTTGTAAAGGAGATAGTCGTCAAATCTATAAGATTGTGGGTAGATATTTGTGGTATGTCTTACAGCGATATCAAATCATCTACATCCGATCCTATATACAATACGTTCCTTTTTAGCGGCTATATGTCTTTGGCTGGGGATAATCCTGACCTTAAAAAGTTTATTGTATCTCTTAGGAGTAGAATGCTTAGATATGATCTCACATGCTTATGTCTTTATTTAGCTATGTCTATGGCTATCAATGGAGGTATAATTCTAAGCGAGCAGGATCTTCTTGATGCTCTTATCTTATAGCCTCGTTTGTTTTATCGATCAAATTAGTATCTTTGTGAAAAAGATATTAAGATGAATCAGATCAATATCATACCGAAGATAATTCATGATAAGTTTGCCGCTAGGATTATCATGGATGATTACGATATAGAGAAGCCTATCGTAATTACTGTCGTAGCTAGGCGTAACGATGGTGAGTATAATACCCAGATATTGACATACCCGACATCGGGAGTCGATTATGAGGGTAATGTAAGGATGGTGTTTTTTGATGTCGCTAGGTCTCATGTTTGTCAGATAACATCGGTGTTTATCAACGGTCATGAGGTTAAGACATATTATACCGATATCCCGGATCTTGATATGCAAGCCCGTTATGACGATAGCTTATGCCGGTACGATAAGAAGGTTAACATGAATGATATTCGGCTGTCATTTCAGGTGCTAGAGACACGTGATCCCAAGGTGCTTCAGGTATTGGATGAGTCTGAGTGGGGGCTACTGGAGGACAGGAAGGCGATTATCGAGATCACTACGCCGGGCATGTCCGACCCCGTTACGTTGTTCCTTGGTAAGAATCAGGTCAATACCTTTACTAGCCTAACATTAGGCCTCAATTGTTTTAATTACGATGATTGTAATGTAAAGTACCTTGATCTACCTGATGGTATATATGATATCAAGATCATAGGTAGCCCTTCTACTTACAACTTCAGTCGCAAGTATCTTAAGACGGATCTTATACGCAGACGTCTTGATCGGCTATGGATTAAGACTGATATCCTATGCGAGGACAAGGATAAGGATCTTATAAATAAGATACAGGAGATGGAGACGCTTATGGCTGTAGCGGAGGCTAACGTCAGGTTGGATAATATAGAGGCGGCTCATGAGATCATTGATCGTGTCGGAGAGCTTCTTGAGATGGCTACTAATTGCGTGGATTGTTGAACATAAAAATATTTAGTCGTGGGTTGTAATACTTGTAAGGAAAAGGCGTTAAAGGCCGAGAGGGAAAGAATTGAGAGAAGCATGATGAATCGTGTTTCTTCCACTGTTATTAGTGATAGGGAATATGCTTCTAGAAGCACCGCTGGTTGTATGGTCATGCTTGATCCGTTGCAGACCATGGAGCGTGATGTGGTTAGTATATATAAACAAGTTCGTACCAAGGGTGGTGGCGTGGGTGTATCTTATCTTAATATGCAGAAGAAGATCCGTGAGTGGATCAAGAACCTGCCATATGGATGCCCGCCTGATGAGGAGGTACAAGAAATGAGAAAGGAGATACTTGATGGGCGCTCAATCTATATCAAACCTTGATAGGATAGATCTATGTAAGGTCGTAGACGAATGGTTATCTTGCCAATGGGGTAGATACATGAGGTATCATAGGTATAGGATCGGGGACAAGCCCGATGTATCCTATTGGGGCAAGATAATTCGTTTACAAAGATCCTTGTGTGATAATGATTGCGGGTTATGCCCGGATGAGATAAGATCGTTAAAGGAACGTGTTAATAAGTTACTGGCATGAAAAAATACAGTTGTTCACATATAACCCCGTCCACTTGCGTACCCTACGAGGGCGATCTCCCGGAGTGGTCAAAGTATAAGGACTCTGATGAGTGCGTTATGATCTCTGACGTGATAGAGGAGATATATGACGAGCTTACCCGTATCAGGGAGGCTATAGACGTCCGGGATCTCGGCGAGTCTTGCGTGAAGGTAAGTGGTGATAAGACCGTAGCGAAAGTTCTTTATGCTTTGGAGGATAAGATTTGTAATGGGTAATTAATGTCCTGATTTTAGGATATTAAAAATAGCCAATTGGATTGTGTTTGTCACACCAATTGGCTATTTTTGTATGTCCGCCGACTCTCACGAGGGAGCGGACATAAACTATTTAATTATTAATCTCAAAATTAGACTAAAAAATGAAGACGGTTAATGTTTTGACGAGAAAAATGGGTGATTTTAACGTTTTTCAAAGAACTAGTGATGGTTATTTTGATGCTAACGAATTGTTGAGGCAGTGGAATGCTGTAGAGGGTAATCCGGAAAGAAATTTAAAGAGATTTTTAGAGAGTCCTAAAACAAAGGAGTTTATAGACGCTTTAATAAGTGATTTAAGCCATGGGGCAAAAATGCAGTTACCAGATACACAGGTATTTAAGATTATAAAATCAAAGACGTTGAGAGATGGATCTAAAACTATTGGTAAGGCATGGATGCATCCTTATTTATTTATCAAGTTTGCTATGTGGATAAACCCTAAGTTTGAGGTTCAGGTTATCAGATTTGTTCATGACCAGCTTATAGATTATAGGGATAAGGCCGGTGATGCTTATAAGAGAATGTCTTCTGCTTTGTCTAGGATAATTGAGCCTTCAAGATTAAGGGATAAGATTCAAGATCTGGCGAGATCTGTAAATATTATCATATACGGATTGCATCAAAGCATGATAAGAAATTCCGTAGGCGAAGAGGTCAAGGCTAAGGAATTGATGGAGCTGGAGATTGATATAGCTAAGATGATTGAATTTGGATATATAACCACAGAAGAACAGTTAAGGGATTATCTGTATAAGGTTTTGAGAAGCAAAAAGGCTCTTCCTTTGTGATTTGAATTTTAATTGTATCTTTGTGACAAAGTGAATGACAATGGTATACGGTAACAAAGAAATAGTACGGACGTTCACCAGAGACAACCCACCTGCCGGGTACGTGGGCGGCTCTGTTGACTACCGGGTCCCGGCCGATGTTTATTTTGGCGATACGCAGGAGGAGGCTGATAGTAAGGCTGAGGATGATGTCAATGCCAACGGTCAGGATTACGCCAATACATATGCCGACATAATACCGGCTGTATGGTATAATGATCAGGTATGCGATGAGTTTATCAAGAACAATTGCGTAAGCGGTAAGGGATCCAAGGAGCAGGTATGTATAGAGGAAGGCAGGTTTGTCTCTTACGTATCCAAGAAAGATGCCAATGATAAGGCTAGGGTGGAACTTGGACGGATCGGGCAGGGAGAGGCCAACTCCGTCGGGGCTTGCTGCGAGGACTGGGCCTCACAGCCTCTTCGTGGCTTGTTTTACAAGAACGATTGCGAGGCTGGCACATCAGGCAAGGAAGGTATTGTATATGAATTACCAGCCGGAGCCGTCATATCCGATATCTCCCAGATAGACGCCGATACGTTAGCCTATAGAAAGTTCATGAAAGAAGGTCAGGAGAAGGCTAACGCCGAGGGTAGTTGCTCGCCTGTATTCTATAATACGAAGATCGGTGATTGGTTCGAGAAGATATGTCCGTTCGGGTATAAGTCCGGTAAAGTATATTACTCTATCAAAGCCAACAGGTTTAGGTCATGGATATCGGTTGAGGATGCCAACGCCAAGGCTCGTGAGGTCTTGATGGTAGAGGGACAGGAACATGCTGACCTTAATCTTGAGTGCGAGAAATGGATTGAGAATATCGATCAAGAAGATCAGTGTTATTGGTGATAATACCTTTTTTTCCCATAATTTATAGATTAGTGCTTGGAGGGGATCGTGTATCTCCTCCATTTTTTTTGTATATATATCAATGGTATTAAGTTTATATACTGTGATTCACTTGTTTGTATGTTGAATATATTTTATATTTGCATACCTATCTATTCATCTCGAACCGATAGGTATTATGTTTAATTTAAAATATTGTTCAAAGTTATGAAAAGTAGGGTTGAAATCAAGTCTTCCGACAGGAAATTGATGGGCGTTGTCATACCGGCGCTTAGTGATAATGGTTTTGTTAATATCACTTTAGCCATGAAGGTTTTGTCTGATGATAGGCTTATAAAGGGGCTGTCTCCCAAGAAGCTTAATGATATCATTAAGTATGATGGGTTTCAGGAAAAATGCAGGGAGATAATTAGTAGGCTGGAAAACAGGGATTTATGTAAGCGGATAAATATCAGCCTACAAAATAAGGCTCTAAATCTTAGCGATTTAAATAAAATGGGATTAGCATGTCGAAAAGGTAAGGGGGATGGTCAAATGTGGTATATGAATCCATATCTTTTTCTCGTGGTAGCCATGGAGATGAGTCCTGAGGTTTGCGCTGATGTTGTAATGTGGTTTGTTGATAATGTTGTAGGGACAAGAAATGCCGCTGGTGATGCTTATATAGAGATGTGCAGTAGTGTATCTTCACTTATAAGTGATAAAAGTAATTTAAAGGAGTTGTTATCAAGGATAGCCAAGGGTATAAATTTCGTCGTGTTTGGCGTGCATGAGGAAGGGATAAGGAATAGAGCTTCTTTTGAAGAATTGGATATGATAGTATCAATAGAAAGGAATATATCTTATGCTATTAAGGCTGGATATATAAAAGATTACAATGGTGTTATAAATGATTTGGGAAGGCAATGGAAAGAAAGATGGGGTAATCCTGTTCTTAAATTGAAGTCTTGATTTTATTTCGTTGTTATAATTCGCAGATATAGGGGATACGAATGTCGTATTCCCTATATTGTTTAATGGAGTGTGTTATCTTGTTATTAAATCAAATCTGTATCTTTGTTGAAAACAATAACATTATTAATATGTGTAGTACAAATGGTTGTTGCCATGATCATTCAAGGGAACGTCCCGAAGAGTGTTGTCATGGCGTTAAGATAGACAGGTTTCTTAACAAATGCCCTAACGATCCTTGTGATCCTTGCGATCGGGATTGTCAGGACGAACCTTGTGTTGGTTATGGATGTCCTATAACCTTGTATGATAAATGTGTCTTATACTCAGGCGATGAGTTGGTGGCGGATGGTATAGAGAAAGGTAATGACATTTCTGTCGTTATAGACTCATTGAGGCGTATTATAGCGTCTAGGGATAAGCAGATAGATTTATACCATCGTGAGGTTCTGGATTTGAAGAAGATTATAAACGAGCTTGTCAACGCCGGTGGTAGCGGCGGGGATAGCGGAACTGAAGAGGAGGTTTGGTGATGAACGGTTGCAACAAAAAACAATACAGACCTACTGTAGACGACACGAAAGTACCGTGCTCTACGTACATGAGTACCGATTGTATTTACCCCGGTGATAAGGTACGTGTGGAATCATTGGGATTGTCCCCTAATTGTGATATGTCCGATACCCTTAACGCTATGATAAAGGCTATACGGGATAGGGATGCCGAGATACTTGAATTAAGAAGAATGATCAATAAATTGATTTGATATGAGAAATAATTGTAATCCATGTAAGCCGGAATACAGACCGGGGGACGAGTGCAGTATCTATAGTTCCCAGATCATATATGACGGTCAGTCGTTCCCTGAGGCGGATATCAGGAACGGTGATAGCATGAATAGCGTAATCGAGTCTCTGGTAAGGAAGCTGGTTGCCGTATCTGGCGCCACGGCGTCCATCCAGCGTGACTCGTTCAAGGGCGTTCAAGCTGTCAGATTAAGATACGAGCCGTTGAACGTGCTCAGCGTTACCTATTGTGGTACCATCGTCCCTAATGACGGATATGTCGTTTCTGGCAGGTCCGTTAAGTTTAAGAAGAAATATTGCATGGGTGATGAGTTCACTGATGTTAATATCGTATATACTACATTGAATAGTAATATTTTAAATACCTCATGTTATGGCTAAAAGAGTGTACGATACGGTCTTGGCTTCCGAGTGTGACGGCTGGGTATGTGGTGAGACCCTCAAGAAGGGATCTCTTCCCGTAGACAGGTTAGAGCTTGACTCTTTTTCAGAGGCTGTCAGGGAGCTTATAGAACGGTTTTTCGAGGAGGGATGGTTGCCGGACATGATCTGCGATCTTGGTTGTGGTGGCGCCAGCGTGTTTGAGATTAAGCCTACTAACTTCGAGTATCCTCCTGAGGGTGGTGAGCAGATTCTGGAGATTATCGTAGGTAAGAGTGATAAATGGACTATAACGCAAGCGGAGTGATATGACTAGTAATTTAAAAGATATTCTTGCTAAGATCGAGCAAGGCTCCTCATGGGTGTCCTACGACAAGATTTCCGGTACCGGTCCCGACAAGGTGGCGATCAAGGTAGAGCCGGGATGGACGGGTAGGTTGCCTAGGGAGACTTACGTAGCGGTCGAGAAAGGCAAGGTAACGAAACTCGCTACCATAACCCAGAAGGGCATGGAGCGGGTAAGCGTGGATCCGGCCAATATCATGTTTGACATGGAGGGCGGGACGGCGGTCATCAACGCCAAGCTTAACTCCGCCTCGGTCAAGGCCTCCTGCCTTACTCTTGGTGGTTCGGTGAGCAAGTCTTATATAGTTTCCATGAACGTGAATGGCTTATCCATGAAGGTTCCGGAAGAGGATAGCAGGTATATAGTGTATGCCGATCCTGAGGATCCCGGTGCCACTGATTTGTATGAGGCTAGTTTTGTTATAGCTATGCCTAAGAATATGGATAACGAGCAGCATCATGAGATGTTTGTCTTGAATGGCAAGGTTGTTAATATCAATCAACAGCCTAATGATATACCTTATATTATACTTGATCATGACTTTGATAACGTGACTAGTGAGAACGGTCAGGTCGTTATCGATATCAAGTCCAATACCGAGTATGATATTGAACTGGTATGTTGCACTTGCGGAGATGGCGGCGAGGAACCGGAACCACCCTTTAATGTGGATCCGCAAAGGTTGACGCTTAATAAGGATGGTGATACTCAAATCGTAAGGGTAGAGGCCGGAGATGATGTTTCATGGAGAATAGAGGAGAATTGACATGATTGAATAAATTGTTTATTTCATACACAATGTTTATATTTATAGTATAAGATATTAAAATGAAATTAGTTGAGAGACATATAGTAAAAGACAACCGGTTTGAGGATATCTGCCTCAAATCCGGGTTGTTGTACAATTATGTTCTTTTCAACGTCAGGCAAGGGATATTCGATGGTAACTATCTAAAGGAATATGAGTTCTCAACCAAACTTTGTAAGGAGAATCAGATTGATTTCAGAAATTTACCTGCTGCTGTGTCCCAGCAAGTCATAGCCCAAGTCTTCTCGTCGATAAGGTCTTGGATCAGATCAAAGAAGGAATATGAAAAGAATCCTTCAAAGTTTAAGTCCAAACCTAAATTGCCGAAGTACAAACGAGGCAAGAAGCAGAATATGGTAGTCTTTACGACTACTGCTTGCAGATTGAAAAACGATGGTTGCATCCATTTTGTCAAAAACATAATTCAACCAATTAAAACAAATATTGGAGATAGCAAATTATGTCAGGTTAGGATAGTCCCTCAAGCTACATGCTATGTGGTTGAGGTGATTTATGAGAAGAAGGAACAGGATCTTAATCTTGATAAGGATAATGTTCTTTCGATTGATTTGGGATTGAATAATTTATGCTCATGTATCAGTAATGTAGGTATCAAGCCTTTCATTGTAAACGGAAAGATTATAAAATCCTTCAATCGGTGGTATAATAAGAAGGGAGCTAGATTGATGTCATATATTGGCGATAAGGGAACTTCAAAGAGATTAAGACAGTTAAACAATTATAGGAATTTTTGGATTGATGACAAGATTCACAAGGTTAGTAGATATATTGTTAACTATTGTATTGATAACAATATCGGAAGTCTTGTGATAGGTTTGAACAAAGGCTGGAAAAACGATATCAATCTCGGTAAGAAAATAAACCAGAAATTCGTTGAGATCCCATTTTCGAGACTTATAGACAAAATTTCCTACAAATGTAAATTAGTTGGAATCATCCTTCAGGTTCACGAGGAGTCCTATACTTCTAAAGTAGATCATCTGGCTTTTGAAAAGTTAGGTAAGCATGATGTTTATCTTGGCAAAAGAAAGAAACGTGGATTATTCCAAAGCTCTATCGGAAAGCTGATTAACGCTGATATCAATGGAGCTATTGGAATTGGAAGAAAAGTATTCGGTGATTCTTACGTCAGTAGGATAATCGATAGTGGGTTTGCGTTTAACCCGGTTAGAGTAAACATTTTGTGATATAAATATTAATCTAATTAATAAGATGAATAATTTTAATAACGTGGCAAGGGAAATAGATAAGAATTGCGTTGAGGGTAATTGCTTTGCCATTAACGACAAGAGCCATGGGGTAGGCGATAATAAGCTCAATATCGTATACAAGGCTAATTATACCGGTCAGATCTGTACGGCTAAGTTCCGTATAACGTCAAAGGACGGTAATATTGTCAAGGAGTATATGATAGCCCAAGACGCCAAACCCGTTTATTATAATATCAAGATGGTTCAGCCGTTCACCAAGGACGACTGTCTGGCCAACCAACATGGATCGGTGGTGTTGTATACGGTCGAGGAAAGGACTTACAAGTCGTTTATCTCGCAGGAGGACGCAGACGCCAAGGCTATGGAGGATATAGCCCTGAACGGTCAGAAATACGCCAACGAGCATGGTGAGTGTATAACCGATATCTGGTATAACGAGGAGCAGAGGAAGACGTTTATACGTAATAATTGCGATAAGTTCAGTGACGGTCAGGAATATGTTTATATCATTCCTGAGGGCAAGTACGTATCTTCCATCTCTCAGGAGGACGCCGATAGGAAGGCTCTTGAGGATATTGAGAAGAACGGTCAACAACAAGCCAATTTGGAGGGTGAGTGTAAGCCTAAGGAGAATATCTATTATGGTAAGTTTAGCAAGACCTTTACCCGTAACAATTGTGATTCCACCCAATACGGTACGGATGTGGTTGTTAATGAGACGATGGTTACAGGAGACTTCAGATCCATCGTATCTCAGGAAGACGCTAATAGCCTAGCAAGGGCCGCTGTCGAGGCTCAAGGTCAGGATATAGCGAATATCAAGGGTAACTGTGAGAAGATACCGGTATTTACCGGATCGTACTCTAAGGTATTCCAGAGAACCAACTGCCCTGAGGGTTCTACTCCTGTTGACTTCACCGTGGACGAGAAGATGTGTTCTGGATATCCGTTTACTTCTACGGTATCGCAGGATGCCGCCAACAAGCTGGCGCAGGACGCTGTCGAGGCGCAAGGTCAGGCTATCACCAACGAGCGTGGCGACTGTCAGACTAACGTCTACTATAACGTAAGGATGGAGAAGACAGTCACTAGAAACAATTGCGATGAGTTCCATATCGGTCAACCTTATACTTATGTTGTAGCCGCTGGTAAGTACTTCTCTATTATCTCTCAGGAGGATGCTGACAATAAGGCTAAGGCCGATCTTGAGGCTAACGCCCAGCAACAAGCCAACCTAGAAGGTGAGTGTAAGGAGAAGACGATCTACTACGGTAGGTATAATAAGGAGTTCACTCGTAATAACTGTGATGAGACCCAATACGGCACCAAGGTTGTCGTGGATGAGACTATGGTGACAGGAGATTTCAGGTCTACCGTATCTCAGGAAGACGCCAACAATAAGGCTAAGGCCGCCGTCGAGGCTCAAGGTCAGGATGTGGCTAACGTGAAAGGTAAGTGCGAGAAGGTGCCTGTATATACCGGTACTTATACACGTACGTTTACCCGTAACAATTGTGGTACTGGAACTGGTGGTACTTATACGGTAAATGATAGGATGGTTGACGGTTATCCGTTCACGTCTACCGTATCTCAGGAGGATGCCAATAACAAGGCCAAGGCCGCCGTTGACGCCCAAGGACAGGCCCTTGCCAATATCCACGCCCTTTGTACGTACACCGGCCGTGCTTCCTTGGGATTCACGAGAAACAACTGTGGTGAGTGTAAGATCGGATCTAAGGTGACAATCACCCAAGATATGGTAGAAGGACACCCATTCCAGTCTAACGACTCCCAGACCGCCGCTGACGCTATGGCTATGACCGCCGTACAGGCTCAAGGACAGGCTTTGGCTAACACCAAGGGTACTTGCTCTAACGCCACTATGTATACCGGCAAGGCTAGCTTCGAGTTCACGAAGAGCAATTGTGGCGCTAATCAGGTAGGAAATCCGTTCACCGTGACACAAGATATGGTGGAAGGTCATCCGTTCCAGTCTTGTGTATCACAGGATGAGGCTAACTTAGTCGCTATGGCCGCTGTCATGAATCAAGGTCAGAAGATCGCCGATGAGCGTGGTACTTGCCATGAGGCTCCTAAGTACACCGGTCATTATAGCGAGGCGTTTGAGAAGAATAATTGTCCGTCTGGTCTTATCCCGTCTTCAGTTACCGTTACTGAGGCTGACGTGACCGGAGGTCCGTTCTACTCATACGAGAGCCAGTTCGCCGCCGATGAGCTTGCCAAGGCCGCTGTCAAGGCGCAAGGTCAGGCTATAGCCAACAATCGTGGTACTTGCGACGAACTGAAGATATATGTAGGTAATTATAGCAAGGAGTTCACTCCTAAGTGTCCTACTTGTCAGTATGCAGATCCTATCACCGTAACCCCGGATCTTATGGGTCAGTTCTTTACCTCAACCCGTTCTCAGGAAGAGGCAGACGCTTTGGCTAAGGCCTATATCGACAGAATGGGTCAGGCGTTCGTCAACAAGAACTATGATGATACGTGCCATACGAAGACCGAGCAACCGGTATGGGAGACTATAAAGACCGTATGTAAGGACTGTATCTCTCAATTACATCAACGTAACACCAATACCTGTTATACTGATCCTGATAATCAAGAGCGGTATATAGCTGGTGGTAATAATACATGTTTCTGGTTTGGTACGGCATCCAAGGCCTTTACCCGTCAATGTGCGGATGGTGGAGTTGGAAGCTCTGTTACCGTAACTCAGAATGATGTTACGGATCCAAGTCCTAGCTCTGATGGTAAGTTTAAGTCATGTGTATCCCAAGCTGACGCTAACGCCAAGGCATTGGCCGCCGTGAACTCTCAGGGTCAGGCCGTGGCTAACTCGAAGGGTACTTGTACTTGGACAGGAAGCTATACCGGACAGGTTAGGAAGAACAATTGCGCTGACGGCGGCGTGGGCGACATGGTATCCGTAAGTAGCAGCAAGCTTCCGGGACACCCGTACACCTCCACCGTTTCCTTGGCTGACGCCAACAAGAAGGCTGAGAACGCGGTTCGTGGATCTGATGGTCAGGCTTACGCCAATAAGAACGGAGGATGTACATGGACTTACGTGGCAAGCCGTGACTTCTATAAGAACAACTGCGCCGAAGGCGGGGTAGGCCAGAGGATAACGGTGACCTCCACGCAAGCCAACGGCGGCACGGCTATCACCAGCAAGGTTTCTTTGGCGGATGCAAGGAGCAAGGCAGAGCAGATCCTAGACCAGAAGGGGCAGGATTACGCCAACCAGCATGGCACCTGCGTATGGACCGGTACCGGAAGCGCTACGTTCTACAAGAACAATTGCGGTAGCTGTAAGCAAGGTATCGCGTTGTCCGTGCCTTATAGCGCCCTTGGATTGGCTGATATCACGTCAACGGTATCCCAAGCTGACGCCAACAAGAAGGTTCAAGACGCGTTTAAGAACGATACGGCTACCAAGAACGCCGCTCAGGCATACGCTAACAAGAACGGAAACTGTGAGGATACTCCTCCAAGCTGGTCAGGATGGAGCTATGATGGCGGAAACTATTGCTCCGGAGGCGACGTATGGGCTAGGTATAGAAGGACGGATAGCACAGGGTGCCATTCCGACGAGACGGAGAACAGGCTCCATGAGTCTTGTGACTGTGGATGCTCCGGCGGATCTTGCGATAGCTGTTGTGATCCTAATTCTTGGAGTAGAATAGGAGAGGCTGAGTGTAGATCTGGCGAAAGTGTAGCTTTATACAGAAATGATTGTGGAAGAGAGGAATATCTAAGCTATGGATCTGCTTGCTGTAATACGATCGGTTTCCAAGGAGGATCTGCTACTAGTAGGAATTGTCCATCTGATAGACCTTGTGGAGTAACGATCTCCTATCCGGATGTACCTTCTGGATCTATATGCGCTTCTAGCACGTCTTCCGCCAACGCTCAGGCTAGCGATAAGATAGAGAGTTTTAGATCTCTAGCTCAGGCATTAGCGGATGCGGGTTGCAGTGGAAGAGTATGTAATGATTATGTAGAGGCTACTGCTACCAAGCAAGGTTGTCCGTCAGGATGTACGGCTCCGAAGGCTTCCGCTTACTGGGTTTCTGGCGGAAACAATGGCGCTTGGTGTGAGTGTAACGGTGATAAGGCCGCACTTACCGCCGCGGCACAGGCTGACGCACAGAGACTAGCGCAGGAAAAAGCCAACGCTATGGAGTGCGATTGCCCCAAAACATGGAGCGCCAACGCTATGCTGAGCGGTGATCCTTGTAATGGTCTGTCTGGTTCCACATCTACATTAAGGTGCTCCTATGAAGTGTCTTACAATAATCAATGTGGATCATCTAAATCAATAACCGTAACTGTTACTGGCAGGAATGATCATGGGCAAACTGTTACGGCTGGAAGTACTACCGTAAGTATACCTACTGGGTCTGGTAAAAAAACCGGTGTCATAGGTTTTGATTCAGGAGTACAATGTGGGTCTATAAGTGTTTCTGGAGGAGGATCTGGGAACTGTTAAGATTCTGATGTATAACAAAAAAAAGGAGAGGCTAATAAGTCTCTCCTTTTTATTAAAAACCATAACAGCAGTGATTGTCAACAATTACCTGAATCATGACCAGAGATTGTTACATCTCCACATACCACTTCTCGGCTAAAATATACACTTCCACTCTTGGTTCCGGATCCTGCGGGAATTGTAAAGCTAGCGCTATTGACCTGCTCTTCTCCGTTTTGTGTATATCCTATACCACTCACAGAACCAGATATAGATCTACCACATTGATTATTATACGTAATCGTAAATCCTCTTGATGTGACAAGTTGTTCATGGTCCATGCAATCATTATTCATAGATACCGACCATGACCACGTCTTTGTTGGCTCCACGCAATCGCACTCCATAGCGTTGGCTTTTTCCTGCGCTAGTCTCTGTGCGTCAGCCTGTGCCGCGGCGGTAAGTGCGG